GTAACATCTTTGTTTCGATATACTCTTGCGGCACAAATACAAGAGTATAAGCTTTTACTAAAGTAAACACAGTAAAAACTCCATGTAACCCAGTTTCTAATACTGCTTTGCAGTCTAGATTCTTTATAAAATGTGATTCTTCTTGACCTCTTTTTTTTACATGACCACACAGTGGTTCTGGCCTTCCAACAAAGTCGTTGTCAACTAGGTTGTCCAAAGATAACATCTTGACTCCATTGATTATCATTATTATCATTCTCCCAACTAAAATAGAATTTAAAGGCGACTTCCTTTAATTTCTTATACCTTAGTTTTCCATAGGAATTAAAAAATGCTTCCTAAATTCATTATCAAGGACAAATTGTTCAATGACTCTTGTTCTTGCCAGAGAGAGCCTGAGATTAGCATCTGGAATATCTAAATAAGCCTCGTCTTCCGTCTTGGCTTTAGCTACCCTTGTTATCTTATCTAAGTCATACAGCTTTGAACACTCTGAGCACAGACCATAAAAACCTAAGTTACCAACAAACTGCAAAGGCGCAAAGTTATCAGCACAATGTAAGCAAACAACAATATTCGCAGCATCAGTTCTCCATTTACTAACATCGTCCTCATTTCTCCAGTCGTGAGTATCGATAAATTTCTTTACGCCAATTTTCTCAATGATATCTCTGCCATAAGAAAATCTTTCCTTGAAATCAATCTCTTCTTCATTAAGAAATTTAGCCCATATTTTTTCATATTCTTCTTCTGTTCTTTTGTGGATTATTTTATCGCCAACAATTTCGACTTCTATGCCAGCTTCATTTTTTTTGAGTGAACTTAACATTCTGATTGCGTTGTTTGATTTTTCTAATGCTGATTTATCTACATTGAATCTTGGGTCATGATCATCAATAGGATTAATTTGTAACTTATCCATAATTACCTCCATAATCAAGTGATACTATAAGTTATACCACACTTTTGAGCCAATGTATATACGAAAACGCTAAAAAATATATATTTTCTAAAACCCTGACTGGTGGCTAAGTGTCCAAGATTTTAACTGAGTGTCCAAAAAAGTGCCCGAAATGTCCAAGAAATAGTCCTATTTGTCCAGCCTTTAGTCCTATTTGTCCAAGGATTTTTTGGAAGTGTCAACCTAAATTTCCCCAAGCTATAACTAAAGTTCAAAATAAAGGAAGGGAAATAGGGTGTACGGGAGCTTGTTCTTCGCCCTGGTACTTACTATATATATAATATATATAAATTATTTATTATTATATTATATATAATAATAACGGTTCTGATAGATAAAAAGCCTATATAGTAAAAAAAATTGTTTTGGGTACTTTTTGTTCGTAGTTTTTTAGATTTCATATTCTTACCCCCCGCCTTTTATTTAACGGTTCTGACTGACTTTTTCTGGGAGTTGTTTGTTCATGCGTGCTTGAGGGCATTTTTGGATAATTCTAGGTGGACATTCGAGCTATTTTGCGTCCATAAGGGCACTTTTTTTGGACACTCAGAAAAACTTTTGGACATTTATTGCCGTTTGGTGGACATTTCCAGTTTGGGCGAAAAGTGCTTCAAGCCTTAGAGCAGTGTGGCTTTGAAGGTGTTTTTTTGACTTTTTATTGTAAGACACTTCCAATTTTGAGGACGAAGTGTGTGTAAGCCTTTTGACTCTAAGTTTTGAAGGTGTTTTTAGAGCTATTTTTTGGAAGACACTTCCAAAAAAAGTTATGTTGACCAAATGGTATTTACAGACAATTTCGACTATACCCCTCTCGTTTACTTGAATTTTAAAAGATGATATACTTTTTTTAGAACATATAAGGGGTTGATGCGATTGTTTAGTAAATACACAACTTTCTCTTTGTCAAAAGATGATGTTGAAATTTTAGATGGTGAGCTAATAAAAACAGCTTCTATAAAGTTGCCTGACGGCATTGCTTATGACCCAGAATTCTTTTACATGAGAGTTAGGGGTGTAAGTGCTGGAGAATATTATGGGTGCAACAAAAATGCTGACTACTTTCCAGAAGATGAACTTGTTAAAGGTCATCCTACGTTTATGCAAGCACATGCCTTTAAGAATCATGAGAACAAAGATGTTGCAAACGCTATAGGCGACGTACTCGCTGCCCATTGGGATAATAAGATGAAGAGCGTAATTCTTCTACTTAGAATAGACAGAAGACTTGCTCCAACAGTAGTTAGAGGATTTGAAAAAGGTTACATGACTGATGTGTCTATGGGTTGCAGGATTGATTATAGTCTTTGCTCTATCTGTGGAAACAAAGCAAAAATACGTTCAGAATATTGTGACCACATTAATAATATGAAGCATAAAATATTCGCAGACGGACGTAAGGTTTATGAAATAAATATAGGTCCTAAATTCCATGATATTTCAGCCGTTCTTAATGGAGCAGAAAAAGTTGCTAAAGTAACTGGTATGCTTATCACTGGCAATAAGATAGCTTTTGATATGCAAAGGTCTTTAGAAAAAGTTGCTTCTATAGAAGAATCTATAAATAAAGAAAATTTAGAAATGAACGTCAAAGCGGCCAGTGAGATTATAGAAGATAATTTAGAGATATTAGAGAAGACAGCATCGGCTAAAAAAAGTAACTTGCAAAAAATAGCTGAAATCAAAAAAGAGATTCAGTGCAAGATAGAAGACATAGCTAAAGGCGAAGTTATATCGGATAAGTTCAATCATGCAGATAAGCTTAGCCAATTGTTAAAACTTGTTGGTACAAGATTTTGGGATAGAGAAACTTGTGATGAGATATCTGCTGGAATACGTTCTATTGCTACGGAGAAGCTTATCCCTGTGCCTGTAGCTTTTAGTCAGTTCTTAAGAGTGTTAGATTTTGCTGGAATAGAACTTTCTCCTTTAGAGTTCAAAGAAATCGCAGACAATCTTATGGGCGACGCACACGACGCTGATGTTAGGGATTATGATATGGGTACTCCAGATGATTTAGATTCGGAAGAAGAGTCTGTATTTAATAATGACATTGGAGATAGTATTAACTTACCAACAATGTTTAACGCAGTAAGAGGCTTGAGAAGAATTCCTCTTGAAGATAAAATTCTCTCTGGTAATCCTATGAGTAAGCTTAAAGCTATTATTATTCGTGTTCAAAAACCAATGGTTGCATCAAGCGAAAGTCTTGGAAGTTTTATGAATATGATTAAAGGTTTTATGCCAGAGAGAAGCAATCATAGACGCTTCTTAATAAAGAGGATTGTTAATCTCCCAAAAGAAGCTAATTACTCACACTTTGCAATAACTAAAGTAGCAAGTGACGAGAATGTCAATGCAGACAATATAAACTCTGCATTGACTATGTTATTGTATGCGAAGTACCAAGGCGATAGAGTCAGAAGATTTAATGATGGTGACCTAGATTTTGGTCTGAATAAGTTTGCTTCAGTTATAGAAGGAGAGAAGTTCGACAACATTCTAGAAGATGCCATAGAAAAAGAAGCTTTTACTGGCAAAGGATACACCACAAGAAAAGCATTGCTATACGGTATGCCTTTAACCTTTGGTTACTCTGCTCTGCAACGCTCCAGGATTAAAAACAACGAAAACGTTAGTGGTTTCAATAGGTATGTCGCAGAGAACCCAGCCAATGCATACGTTGTGCAAGCTTTAGCTGGCCCTCATGCTGTGAAGGCTCTTAAGCGCCTACCTAAGAAAGTGGCAAGAAAAGCTGAGGAACTATCCGATAAAACATACATGAAACATGCTGATATGTTCAGAGATAGCCAAATTGATGAAGAGGCTAAAAAGATATATAATGAATCTCAATTGGTTGCCTTAAAGAAAGCTTGCTTATTAATAGAAGATGAAAGACAAGATTTATCCGAGCATGTCCTAGGAATGAATAAACTAGCAGAGTCAGATACGGACAGATACTTGCAAATATGCAAGGATTACTTTAAAATTGAATTTGAGAAGGAATTAGAAAAGACTTCAGGCGTAATAAAAGAGATGGCTCTCGGTGCTCTAGGGAATACCGTCTTTAACAAAAAAGGAACTTCTCTATTAGCCTCAATGCCTGCGGCAGTAATTGATGGAGCGGCGATTACATTGTTAGCTAAACACCTATCCGAACCTAAAGTAAAATCACCAAAACCTAAAGAAAAGTAGTAATGTTGATTTTTACATAGTTTAAAGATAAAATTAAAGTAAACATTAGTGTTTCTCGCACAATAAATTATGAGAGGTGACAAATATGGCAGAAAAAACAGGAAGCAGTTTCTATGAAGAGCTTATAAAAGAAGATTTTTATCAAGCATCTACATCGAAACAAGCATCTTCTGGCGAAGAAGGTCTTAGCAAAGAAGCTGCAAAATCAATGCTCGATAGTTTTTCATCTGATCAATTAGAAGCGTTAGCCCAAGAGTTTGATGATATGATTGGGAAAACTGCTAGTGATTCTACTTTGGAAGATGACATCCTTGAAGTCTTAGCTAAAGAAGATGGCGAAGACGATAAAGAGAAGGGTGAAAAGAAAGAATTCCCATTCAAGAAAAAAACAGGACAAGAAAAGGAAGACAAGGGCGAAAAAGGTGAAAAACCTGAAGGCTCTAAAGCTGATGAAAAAGAAGATAAAAAAGAAGGCGAGTCAGAAGACGATAAAGAAAAGAAAGAAGCTGATGAAGACCTCGAAGATCAAATTTTAAAAGAAGCTTGTGACCAAGCTTTAGCTAAAATGACTGAGATGGGTCTTACTGTTGCGGATTACGCATATAGCAGGTTCGAAGATGCTGAAACAGCAGTCTTTATAGCTGACAAAGCTGAGAAATTAGCTTTCATCACTGAACAAAATCCTTTGATTGTTGTTGATGACATAATCAATAGCATTGAATCTAAATTCACAGAGGAATAATTGGAGGTGTTGACATGCCTTCAGTAGCAAAAAGTCTTGGACACTTTGTAAGAATCCTTGAACGGCATGGAAAACATTTTCCTAAAGGCGAGTCTGCAAGACAAGTTGCTGAGAAGATACTGCACAACAAAAATAGCCTTGTAACCGATTTGGCACCTCATACTTTTGGGAAACGCTTTGCTAAAACTGTTGATAAGTATCATTCGAAAGTACAGTCAAGATTAGCCGATGCCGACATAAAGGCAGGATATAAAGTACACAAACTTTTAAAAAATAACAAAGGTAAGTTGCGAGACAAACTAAGTAATGCTTTTGTATATAATCATAGTGTACCTTTAAAAGAATCAGTTAAGGGCGAACCAGACAAGGCGATTCACGTAGGAGTTCCTATGTTAACCGCACCGCTAGAAAAGCTTAGAAAAGGCGCACTGCCCCTTATTGGTTCGTTCGCAGTAGGTTCAAAATTATCAGAGATGCAAGCGGATAAGGGTGGTGGTCATGGAATGAAAAAGGAACAAGCTCAAAGAAGCGATTTAATTGAAAAGCTATCTTCAATGATGGGAGCAATTGATCCGTCAATAGATATAACTGAGTCTGCAAGTCAAACTCAAATGACTGCAAACCTCGCTTCCATTGCAAGTAAAATGCTTAAGTTTGCTGCAAATGAGAATAGGCGACTAACGAGCGAGAATGAGAAGTTAGCTTCCGAAGTTCAGGTTCTTAGATCTGAAATGCATAAAAAAACGAAGCTCGAAAGTGCTACAAAGCTTGCTTCGACTATGAACGAAAAAGGTATGCTAAAAAAAGCAGACATTAACGCTCAAGTTGAAAAAATTATGGAACTCGATGAAGCGGGATTTGAGATGCTTAAAACCGCGATTGAAAATATTAATGGTACGGGCTTAGATAAAGACGGGGTTGACAATTTGACTTTTCTAGGAACGGGTATTAATATTGATATTAAGGATAAAAAAGCTACACTCGAAGACTCTATCAGCGAGGAAGTTTGTAAATAACATTAAACAAGGGAGGTTAAAACTATGATTAACAAGGAAAATAGGTTCGACGAGTACTCATATAGAATAGCATTCAGAGAACTCGACCCTTCTGTTACAACTTTGGAAGAAGGCCAGTGGATCACTCTTGCTAACAACAAGATTGTTATCAGTGATGGAACAAAGAAATCTTTCCTTTGCATTTCTTCAAGCAGACCAGGAAGAGATCAAATCTCAGGTAAGCCAGTAAAGAAGTCTTCTTACTTACTCGGAGCTTTTGAGATTAGCGTTACAAATTTCGACCCAACAGGTACTTATGTTGATATGACTCCGCTAGTTGTTACAACTGGTGGTATCTTAGCTCCGTTCGTTGCTGGTGGAGATGTTTCAAAAATCGAAGCGTATGCTATTAATGCACCGGTTGCGGGCGTTCTTAGAATATGCACTAAATAAGGGAGGGGGATGACAAATGGCTGGAATTATGAGAATCAAAACTGCAGCTGAAACACAGAATGCAGACTACAATTTGGCAAAACTCTTGGATACACCAGGTGGGTTTGAAAAAATTGCTCTTGAAAAGCTTCCCCCTTTCATCAGGGAAACAAGAGACTACGAAGCGTTTGGTAGACAAGTTTTACTTGCTCACAACGTAACTTCAGAAGAACTCCACTTAATAAATGGAGAACCATACTTCTACTATCCAAAAGATTTTAACTCACACGCAGCATTCTATGCTGATGATGGTCAAGTGCCTAGATTACAAATCGAAGGCGATGGAGTTAACATCGGTATCATGACTGTTATGAGTGATGATACTACTATTAACCTCAAAAGGTTGATGGTTCAAAAGTACAACTACCTTGAGAGAGTTAGAGAACTAAGCGGTCAAGCTGTCGCTAAGATTGAAGATAAGAAAATACTCGACCTTGTTGAGAGACTCTTACTTGGAGCTGGTACAGTTACTGCACCTGAACATGCAGGACAGATCGTTACTACTGCTGATACTCTATTGATTAAGACTCACCTTGTGAACCTTAAGAAATGTCTATCTCAGTGGAACATTCCTTTGGCAGCGTACGTTTTAAATCAATCAAGGTTAGATGATATCCTTGTGTGGGCTCAAAATGAAGTTGACCAATTGACAATGAGAGAAATGCTTGAAAGTGGAGTTAAGTATTCAATATGGGGTAGCGTAAAACTTGTTACTTCACCGATTGTAAACATTAATTCTATCTACGCTTTCTCAGAACCTGACTTTGTTGGTAGAATGCCTATCCTCAAAGACTTGACAGTAAGATTGACTGAAACAGCTAACAAACTTGAAAAAGGCTTGTTCATGTTCGAGTTCCTCGGCATTTACATTGCTTCACAAAAAGCAATAGCTAAGTTAATTCTTTCTTACGTAGCTGGAGCAGCTAAGATTAGCCTCATCGATGATTCTGTTGGCGTAATGGCTAAAGAAATCGGTAGAGATACTCCAGACCCTGTAGTTGGCTACGGTTCACTAGAAGGTAATTAATCTTTACTGTATAATTTAAGGGGTAGGTATCTCGATACCTACCCCTTAAACAATATTAAGAGGAGGGCGAATTAGATGTTAGACAAAATTACAATATTAGGTGAATACCTTGCCAATGATCCACAAGGTACTTGGATTGGTGGCAAAGAATTCAAAAAAGGTAGAATTGTCGAGGCTAATGTTAACGAAGATACTTTTTTAAATCTTTTGATTGCTCAAGAGAATAAATGGTTCTCTATAAAGTCTCATAATTATGATGAATTTAAACTCAGTAGAGGACGTTGGACTCCAGAACAAATTAAAGCTATACCAGCAGTTATCCAAGCGGTAGCAGAGCCTATAGTTCAGAATGTGTCAGAGCCCATCGTGCAAATTGTAGCAGAGCCTATTGTGCAAACAGTTGAAGAAGCTATTGTGCAGACAGTGGTAGAACCTATAGTGGTAGAACCTGCAGTGGTAGAACCTACAGAAGAAGTAGCAGGCGAAGTTGTTGAAAAAAGAAGAAGACGTTAAGTTAAGAGAGGGGTGGAGGCATGTTTCTTAAAATTGGTCAGCCATATACAGCCACTCTGTTAGTAAAAGATATTAATGGCAACAGAGTGCTAAATGACACTCCTGTTATTGTTTTGCAAGACACACAAAGGAATCTTTATTTCAATGGAATGATGTGGCAAACAATCAGAACAGAACTTGTTATGCCTCATATCGACAATGGAGTATATTCTAGACAATTTATGTTTTCTGAATCAGGAGTATACAAAGCAACAATATCATCAACAATTTACTCTATCATAAAGACTGAAACTATAGAGATTTATGATACCAACCTTATGAGATATAGTTGGATGATTAATAATTCTTTTCTTATTAAATATGTTGGTCAGACAGCTAATGAAACAGTTCAAGTTAAGATATCTAGAGATGTTGACGCTATGTATTGGAATGGAACTGATTGGATTGACACAGAAACGTTGTTATCAATGTCTTTGCTTTCTGATACACTTTATTCATATTCCTTTGTACCTACTATTGAAAGCGAATATTCCATTACTGTTACAAGTGGTGATAATGAAATATTTTATATAGTCACAGCATCAACATCTTCAGATAATATTGCTCCAGTATATATAGACAGCAAAACCTTTAGAGCTCCTGACGGGACAACGAGTACATTATTGGATGAGAACGGACTCGCCCTATATGATGTTCAAATCTCAGTATTTAATATGTCAACAAAAGAAATTGTAGGCAAGGCTATGTCTAATTCAACTGGGGATTGGAACATATTAATTAAACCTGGAACCTATTATTTTATGTTCGAAAAAGATGGCTACATGTCAATAAGCATGGAAAGGACGGTGATGTAAGATGCCAATTATAATGAAGAAGTTATACAGTATAACCGGAAACTACACACCAGACCAACTAACGACACTCCAAGGCTTTATTGATGTTTTTAGAACAAAAATGAAGGATTATGATCCTAAGAAGAATATCTTAATAGGTAAAATACTTCATTATTCTGATAACGAAGTTATTATGCTATTAAAAGCAGCTATGAGTGATTTGAATGGAGGATATCCAAGAACTAACTATAACTTATTCTCTTTCCAATCATTGTTTGACCAAGATGTTCTTATTCATGGAGCAATGGTATTTGCTCTTATGGGAGAGGGTATCTTACAACTCAGGAATCAGATTGATTACAGCGATTCTGGATTGACTATCGCCATGTTCAATAAGACAACTTTATATCAAGGTTGGATGGGCTTGTTATTACAAGAGTACCTCAATGATAAAGCTCAAGTTAAAGCGGCAGTTATTCCTACATCTGAGAACGCAGGTTTTGTTGGTATGGGTTCTGAATACTCATATAGATTGTGGTGGTGATAATATGGTTGATATTGCTTCAATATCTGTATCAGACCAATTTGGTTTAGACTCATTAGTAATTGATTTTACAATCAAAGATACTAGAGAAGACCTTTCGAACTATAGATTTGACCTATACAAGTCAAATCACCAAACAGAACCATACTTTGTTATAGCAGCAGATATTACAACTTTTAATTATAGAGATTTTGATGTAAATCTTTACAATATCTCTATTAACTTTTATTACAAAGTTAAAGTTACTGACAAAACTACAGGAGATTCAGTATTATCAGAGACATATGGAGAATACAAACAAGCTAGAGCAGATGTAAATGCTTTAGCTATTCTTGAAATACACAATATATACTTGGACAATGTCGTTGGCAATAAAATGATTCTGCTAAAGAAGAAGAGGACAGGTCAAGTTTGCTCTTGTTTTGATGATGTAAGAAGAAGGTCAAACCCTGTATTTTGCTCAATATGCTATGGAACAAAGTATACTGGAGGATATTACTCTCCATTTACTGTCCCTGTCAACTTTCTGAACCCTCCTACAAAGGTTGAGTATTTTGCTCCAAACGATGTAGGTGAATGGGAAGGAACACCATTGCAATTATGGACACAAAACTATCCATTGATACAAATTCAAGATATCATGGTTGATTACAATAATAATATCAGATATGTTGTAACGAATAGCCATCCAAGTTACATGAACTTTTATTTGATTAGACAAACAGTACAGGTACAGCGACTCCCAGACTCTAATGTCGTATATCAGTATCCTATCAGTTTGTAGAAGGAGGTCTTTATGGCTGCCGGAACTTTAAATGTCATAGATATAGAAAAAGACATAGAAAAAAGATTCGTTTATGGGCTTAGAGCTATATTTGAAATTGACGATTTTTTCATATATAATGAAGATGACACTAAGACAAAGGTTATGATTACTCCAGAGTATCCAGAGAAGGGCTCATCCTTCTATACTCCTCATATCGTTGTTACGAATATTTCGTACCAATATAATATGCAAAGTAGCTTTAGGGATAATTATTATTATGACTTGGCTGATACTAATGGAGTACATATTGGTGAAGCACATGCGAATTTAGTACCGTATACTTTGAACCTAATTTGTTTAGCTGAATTCTATGTGAGCAAAGATTTAGCCAACAAGGTGCTAAATTATATGGGTTACGTGGCAAGAGAAGTGTTCGATAAAATGAACCTGAACATACAAACCCTGTCTAAATCGCCAACAGTTGCACAACAGCAATGGGCGGAGCATATCTTTGAAACACAAGTTGCTGTCCAAGGATATGTCCAATGGTATGGTACAAAAACCACTAATATCAGTGCACTAAACATACTAAATAGAATTGAACAAACTTTGAAACTCAAATTCTAAAAAAGAGAGGTGTTAAGTATGGCAGGTTATAGAGAACCAGGCGTATACCTAGAGGTTCAAAACAATCCTCGTGGAGCGATTCTTGCTGGAGTCCAAATGATTCCATTAGTAATTGGGTCTGGAGCAAAAAAATTAAAGAAAACTGTTGCTATTACTAGGGCTACTAGCGGTCAAGTAGATACATTGCCTGTATCAGTTATTTTGTCTATTAGTCATATAGGTAGTTCAAAAGCTGGTGCCAGTCAATGGTTAGCAAGTGATCCTGTTGCTGTTCCAGCTGTAGTTAATGATTACGTTTTTGCAGCAGGAAGTAATACTATCACTTGGGAAACAGGCAAAGGACCATCTGTAGGTACTACTTACTATGTTACATTCGTTTACACTGTGGAAGCTAGTCAATACAAGCCTACACTCTGTTTCGGAGTACAAGATGTTTTAGACAATTACGGCCCAGATATTCAAGAGAATGAAAGCGGAACACCACTTTCTCCTGTATCTCTTGGAGCACAAATAATGCTTCTTCAAGGAGCGCAATCTGTGTATGTAATACAGGTAGAATCAGCAGGAGCAGTTCCAACAGCTGCTGAATATGAAACAGCACTTGATTCTTATGCTAAGTTTTTACCTAACATTTGGAGAATAGTGCCTATGGATGTAACTTTTGATATTCAATCGGTTGTTACAAATCATATCAATTTCATGTCAACAGTTGATGAGAGAATGGAAAGATGTGCTATCTATTCACGTCCTTACACCAGCACTGATACAGCTCCTACAGATGTTGCAGGAGTTAAAACAAAGATTGGTGGTTTCGCCGCAGGGATTGCGAATCAGAGAATCACTGTTATATATCCTGATGTAGCTTCTAAGACTTTAAGCGATGGCTCACTTAGAGATTTACCAGGACCATATCTTGCGTGCGCTATAACTGGAGCCAAATCAGCATTACCGAGACAGCGTTCAATGACAAAAATGCCATTCACTGGATTCTCAGAACTCAAAGGAGTTCAAATGGTTCGTAGCGAGAAGAATGCTCTTGCATCTGATGGTGTAATGATTCTCGAACAAACAGCTGTCAATAACCCAATAACAGTTAGGCATCAATTAACTACTGATATGTCTACTACTCAAATGAGAGAAAATTCTATCTTGGAAATTCAAGACTATTGTGCTAGACAATACAGAGCCTCATGCGATCCGTATATTGGCAAGTACAATATTAGCCCTGAATTGATTAATATGATAAGGGGTACTTTAGATAGTACATCTTCTGACTTAATCAAGAATGGTGTAATTCAAAAAGCGAGAGTTGATAATGTTCAACAGGATGCAAATAATCCAGACACTGTCATCGTTTCACTTTCTGTACTTCCTCCATATCCATGTAACTATATTGAAATCACTCTAGTTTTAGAATAATGAAGGGATGGTGAATAATAATGGCTAACGAATACGTAACTCAATGGGACTACGCAGATAAGCACGTTGATAGTACTATAGACAGATCAGAATTCCTGTCTTCTTCAAGGTGTATAATTTATGCGGCTCCTTATAAATCGATATATGATGCTACTACTGGTGGGCAAACCAACGTTAATACAGCTGGTAGCACCTCTGTAGACTTTAAGCGTATTGGTGTTGTTCAGGGCTGGAACTGGGGAGAAAATCGTCAAATAGAAATGATTTTTGAACTTGGCTCAGACATTCCTTATCTTGTTCCTGGAAGAACTACTGGTCAGATATCTGTATCAAGAATTCTTTTATTTGGAAAAGATTTGGCGAACATGGTTTACAATCAAACTATCACTGATGGAGCAGCAGCTCCTACAGCGGCAGATAGCTATATTAAATCCATAAAGGAAATCAATAAGCCTTTCGATTTAATGTTTGCCGCTTACAACAATAACGATGCTACTAAAGTTTACTCTAGAGTATTTAGTGGTTGTTGGTTACAGTCAAAGAATGAGAGCCTAAGTGCAGGTCAAATTCTTATAGCTGAGAATGTAAATATCATGTATGAGAACATCGTATCTGTAAAATTTGCAACTAACGGTTAATCATAAATAAAAGACCCAAAAGGGGAGTTCATTGAACTCCCCTTTTTTTATGCCGTAAAAACATGATATACTTGAAATACAAATGAAATGGAGGGATTTATAATGTCAAACGAAACTGACAAGAAAGCATCAGATTTAACAGACCCATCGTTCACTGATGAATTAAATTTGTTCTTCGATAATTTTTTAAAAGAAGGCATAATCATTAAAGAAAAAGAAATCAGTCCTGGATTTAAAGTTAAATTAAAGGTGCTAAACACCGAAGAGTTATTAGTTGCTGAATCAATTCTGAGCTCTTCGAATCCTCACATACCTTCTGACGTAATAATAAAGGTTAGAGCGGCAAGTATACTCTCCCAAGCGATACTGAACCTTAATGATATGGCTATCGAGAGAGAAGACTTGACAGACCAAGAAAACAATAATAGAAGAAACGGTTTATATAAACAAATTTTAAAGATGCCTGCATTGTTAATAAAAAAAACTTATGAACTTTACGTAGAAGCTGTGACAGAGCAGAATGCATTATATGAAAATCCTTCAGAGCTTGGAAAGAAAATAGAAAATTTTTAGACACGCCATTTGGAGATATAGTAGCCACCGTATTATATGAGAAGAATGGCGTTATTACAGAGGATAGATTTAAAAAACTTTCAGAAGTACAATGGTGGTTTCACTACAGAGAGATAATTAGGATGAAGAATAAAGAAACTAGTGTCACGGTAGACCTGCTCAAGATGGCTAAAACATTATATGACACTTTGCTCGAAAGAATAGAGATGGTTGGTATGATGGCTAACCCAGACATGGGCAAGAAAATTCTGGATGCTAGAGACGCTGAAAAAGCTAAGGCTAAGAATGCAGAGGCTGGAGGTTCTGGGGACGATTTGCTTGATTTCGCCATGAGCTTAGAAGGTATACCAGAAGTCCTATCAGTAGAAGTGGAACAACCAACCGAAGAACAAAAATTCTTCTTACCTAAATATCATCGCAAAAGGAAGTTAGGAATAGAGATAGATAAAAAGGCTGGTGACTAGGAATGAATATGGATCAATCCATAAGGGACACATTAAATCAATTAGTTGCTTTGCAAGCACAACAGCTTAGTGCTATCAATGCTATTGCAAATTCTAATTCTGGGATGGGGGCTAAGTCACCTCAGCTATCTAGCTATGCTAACTATGCTCCAGACTTTACACCACCAATGGCTCCGTTCTCTCAGAGTACGCAAGCCGCACAACAAAGATTTTCGAATTATGCAGGGCAAGTAGCAGGTGGCAATAGCTTCTCTGATATTTTCTTTGCAAATAAATCAAAGATGTCAACAGAGAACAGAAATCAAATGGCTACGGATTATGGAGCAAGATTCACTAATGCAGCTATTGCTGGTGGTGGAGTCGTAGCTTCTGGCGCGGCAGACCTTGGAGCCATGGCTCTTGCTCCAGGATTAATAAGTGGAGTCGCAGCAGGTGCAGTGGGCGGAGCTGTTGTTGGAGGACTCTTTGATATAGCCCTGCAACAAAACCAACAGCATTTAGCTTACAATAGCTTTCTACAAAGGGAATCGTATCGCTTCATAAATCCAATGAATTCTAAGAATGAGAGAGATATATCAGGATTTAGTACAAATGAGCGTTACGCAGCATCTACTTACCTAAGACATTTCGGTGTAGATAATAAAATATCTTCTGAGGAAACAAGTCAGCTTTTAGAGAAATTCACAGAGGGCAACTTGTTCAAAGGAGTTAAAGATTTAGAGGGCTTTAAAGATAAGATGCAGAAGATGACTCAATACGTAAAACAAAGTGCTCTGCTTCTAAATGAGACATTCGGAAGTGTTGCGACTTTAATGGCAGATATGCAAAAAGCAGGCATCGACACAACAAACTTCGATTATCTTTCTGCCAAAAGTAAAGTCGTAGGATCTTTCACAGGTCAAGCTGCTGGAGATGTATTGAGGAACTCTGTCAATTCTGCGACAGGGATAACACAAGGAACGAACTTCACCAACGCTATACAGGCAGAGCGTATAGGCGATACAACGCTATACATGGATGCTTATTATCAGAAAATGAGAGACACGAAAGGTCCTTTAAATCCTAAAGGACAAGAGATGTTTAATCTTATAACTAACATGGGTGGCGTGCAGGGAGCTACTAATGTTGCGGCACAAAAACAGAATAGCCTTTTGTCTAATTCATCGTTTATGTCGAATGCAGTGTTGTTCTATGACTACAACAAAGATAGCAACTCATTCACATTTAATCCTGAAGCTTTTAAGAATTTTTCCAATGGAACTGCTAATGCTAATGAATTATCAAAAGCGGCAGTTGGCAAATTGAATAGTCTTGGAGCGGCAGGATCTAATGCGTGGATGAGAAATGGTCAATCTTATCTCATGAATTCATTAGACGATGATCAGTCTAAGAAATTTTTGGCCAGAAATCTAAAAGCCTTACAATCTAGTTCTGGGGTCGATGCAATTAAAAATGGAAACCTATCTTATCAAGATATTATGAGTATGGTTATGGGTGACAATTCGAACGAAGGCAAACTATTTGGGGGTATGCTTGACTATTATCAACAAGACAATGGTACCCTAAAAAGAAATGCGGCAAATCTTTCTTATCAACAGAATATGATTGCAAAGATTAATTCTAACAGAGCAGGTTTTGGATATGAAGTTAAGAATGTTTGGGAAGGCTTTAAGGTAGGTGTTGGTGATGCAACTGTCGGTATAGGAGAAGGTATTACAAATCTTACACAAAAAGCTTCTGACTGGTGGTACGGTAAGCAGTATCAAGTGGATAGGTCAGGCTCGTCAATTACTCCAGAGGCAATGAAAGCAGAAGGGGCCAACATCACTAACAACATTCTAAAGGGCGTTCAAGAAGGGCTTAAGGATGCAAAAGCAAAAGGCTTTAACGTTAAAGACGATGTGCTTAAAATGTTCTCAGCAAGCGACTCAGATATGAATGACTGGAAAAGCAAAGTAATTGAATATAAAAGAGAAGTCTATAAAAGTATGGATGAGCTTGGCAAGGACGTAGGAAAATATGCTCAAACAGTAAGGTCTGCATCAGAAGCAGCAAATGTATCAGAAACTACTGTTGCAGGCATGATAAAATATGGTCGCACAACAGGAACAGCTATGGGTATGAGTGATACAACTATGGCTGATATCAGTAAAAGCATTAACAAGAATATCTATACTGCTGGCGATGATGAAAAATATCAATCAGGAATAAAGTATCTTGGACAACTTGTAACAGCTTACGGAGGCAATCAAGATCTCGCCAATATGGCATTTGCTACCTCTAAGGCACAGGTGGATGCTGCATTACAAAAAGCAGGAGTCGCAACTGACATAGAAGCTTTGAGACGTTCTGGAAATCAAAATACATTGCAGGGTGTTAAGTTAGGTCAGATAAAGCAGTACTTTAATCAGGGCGATCAAGAGAAGATGACTACTCTTAACAAGTATATAACTGGTGGAGGAAGAACTACTTTTGATGAAACTCAAAAGCCAGGGCTTGGTGCTCACCCAGATACGACCAGAATGATAAGGGAAGCGGCAGCAAAGTTAGGAACTAATGATGAAAACTTGCTTGCTACATTGTTCTCTATAGAGAATGGAGGCTCTGATAAACCAAATTACAACACTAACGGTAGCGTAGATTATGGTCCAGCACAGTTAAACGATAGAGGTTTTGTTACAGGAATGATTGGTAATAGCTACTCATTACCTAGTGGCAGGAATGTTACTGTTGGGCAAGATAATTGGAAGACAGACAAAGAATTAAATGTCTATTTAGGTTCAAAGATATTTACTGATAAATTGAATGAGGCTCAAGGAAACCCTGCGTTAGCTTACGCACTCTACAATGGTGGAGGAACATTTACTGATAGCAAAGAGACTTATATCAATGTAATAAAACAACGCTTAAGAAAGAGGGGCGTAAAAGAAGCTGACTTAGATAAAGAAGTTGGAAAGATGTCCAGTGAAGAAGTCTTGGATGTGCTAAGAACTGGTGGCGCTAGCAAAACAGCTGACAATGTAGGAAGATTCATGGATGTTTATTACAAAGGTCTCCTTCCAGGCAAGGACGCTAGAGCGGCAGAAAACACTGTACTTATGAATGCAAATGGCTCTAATCTTACTGATGATCAAAAGAAGCAGTATAGAGATTCGCTAATAACTCCAGGATTCAATGACACTACATCATTTAACTTTGAAGGTTTTAAAGAAGCCTATACTAAATTTACACATGGTCCTGACGAATCTTTATTCAAAAAAGGTTATGTGAGCCCTCTTCTGTCCGCAATGGAAAGTGGTGGAGCTGTAGACCTTTCAGCTAAAGAGCCAGTATACAAGGGTTTTGCAAAAATGTGGGGTATGGATTATGATGGTTCATCAACATCATTCAGCAAGTTAAGTGAGAGGATGAGAGATGAGTTTTCTAACAATAAAAAGATGATGGATGAATTTGATTCAGCAAGCGATAAAGGCTCTACGGCATGGGGCAAACTCACTACTTCTGAAAGAATGGCGAGAATGTCTACAAATCAGATGATTTCAACGTTACGTGGAGACAAAGCTACTGTAGACCCTGCTAAATATATGACGGCTCAAGATATTGAGGAAAGTAAAAAGATTGAAACTGCTCCTGGAATGTTCCAAGGCTTTGCTAAATATGGCAAGCTCTTCGGTTACACCACTGGTTTCTTCTCTGGAGATTCTCTTCTTAAAAATGAAGGGAAGGCAGGTGGAGAGAACGACCCTGCTAAATTATTGAACTGGATGGTGTCATCAGGAAAATATTCTGTGTCTGGAGACAAAGTTACTGGCAATACATCTATAGGGCAATCGATAGGCATCTGGCAGAAACAGATAGACACTCTACAAAGAGAAGAAAAACAAGCAAGAATAGATGCTGACGCTATGGCTTCTAACGACATTGACTTTGGTAGCAATATATCTTCAGAGAACAAAGCAAAGTACCAAGATATTATCAAAAGAGCACTAACTGGCGATAAAGGTGCTCAAAGTGAATTGTATAACTTACAAATAAAATTAGGCAAAGATATGAATCAAACAGGAGCCGCATTGTTTTCTCCTGGTTCAGCGGCAGAGAAAGAGTATCAAGACAAAACAATCTTTGGTCAGGTGAATAAAGCTCTAGGATTATCCTATAAACTTCAAGGAGCGGATATATCTCAGCTTAAAGCAGGTGTTGCTGCTGGAGAAAAAAGAAAACAAAACCTCACTCAGTTTGGTACTTTTGGAGCAACTCTGATGGGTATGATTACTGGTGATGATAGTGCTGGCGTGGACTTTCAAAAAAGATTCTTATCTCAGTTTGCAGATAAAGACTTCAACAACGTGAACTGGAATGAAGCTAATAAAATTGTTGTGTCTGGACAACAAGAACTTGTAGACAAATTGGTAAATCAGACAGGAGACCAAAGAAAAACCTTTTATGATAGCTTGAAATCTAATATGCCAGAGGCTGATGCGAACAAAATTCAGACCATGATGGAAGATGCCTTAAAATCTTCCGACAAGAACTCAGGAATGAAAAAAGTTGTTGATGAAATAACAAACATTTGGGGAGCCGCAACAAAGGATCAAACGGCAGATCAGGCATCAGCAAATAGCGATGCGGCAAAGACTTTAGCTGATTCTACTAAGAGCTTGACAGATGAAATAGTAACCTCAGCTAAAAAATTCAATGATACAGCTATAGCTTTGCAAAAGAGTCAACAAGATCTAGAGAAACAGCAGAACGTAGTTAAAATGCAAGGTTCTGGAGTTCTTCCTTATTAGTAAATTCGACACCATCATCAAAATATTATAAAATAAAGCTAAGATAAATCTTAGCTTTATTTTATGTGCAAAGTGAGGGATACGATGAATACTCCTAAACAATCATTGGATTTAATAAATGGTATTTTAGTTAGAAATAAAAACAATATAGCTAGATTAGCTGAAATCTATACTCTTGTAGAGACTCACGTTAATACTTATATTCATGATCCGGGTAAGCTCGATCTTGCTATGCTAAATACTTTGCAGGTGGAGTCTAAGGATTTAGATAAAAGAATTAAGGATAACGTTGTGACATTAAATGACTTGGCCGCAAGAGCTATTATGACTCCTGAGTTTTACAGAGATCAGGCTAATCTATTCTTAAAAAGAGTAGCTCATACCTATAATAATATGCCTTCAAGTTCTCACTCCGGTATTACCATTGCGGCAGTTGTTACTTTTAGAAACATGGGATTCTTCTTTAGCTGGACTGTAGACAAAGGAATATTCTTAAATGTTGCTCTTATGGACTCAGACAACAATGTTATTCTTAATACTGATTATAATTTTGACACAACTCTGCCCGGTAATGAGCCGCTGGATGAAAATACGAATCAAGATTATTTACAGAGCAAAACTTTTAAATTCAATTTATATATTCCACCTTGTCCTTCGGGAGACTATGTTCTGACCTTTACAGTTAGAGATGCAACTTATTCATTCTTTGATGCATACAGAACTGGAATTCAAATTATTTAAGGAGGGAAAGCTATGGATATCACCCAAGTAAAGTTAGATTTTAAATCACCTCCTTTCTTAAGGAAGGCAGACTTAATAGCAAAACAAGCAGTTAATATCATTATTCTTTCTGAGAATCAGAGCGAAATAGACATAGGACTACTTCATAAGAAACACCAAGACGAAGGACAGCCAGGATTAAGATATCATTATGTCATAAAAAATAATGGACAATATGACGGTGCGATCTATTATTGTCGTCCAAGAATTTATCAAAATGGAATCCCTGGAGACAATCCAACTGGTGAAAATATGGTTAATAACAGCATTTCAATTTGTCTTGCTGGACTATACGGTGATGCGGCAACTAACAAGCAGGTGGCTTCTTGTGTAGATTTATGCATAATGCTACTAACGCAAGAAGCTCTTCCCCTTAGTCATATTATTTTTTATCAAGAGATTCCTACTGGCAGTAATAATAAAATAGCCAATTCCCAAGACATAAAAGATGCTATAAAAACTAAGTTAGAAGGTGTAAATCTTCTTAAGACATTACTTGTTGATCCTACATCAAGTGGGGTTACCGATGTGACAGCTTTCGAACAAGATGTATCAAAGAAAGACTTTAATAGCTTTGCTCTTGTTGCTAAATACTACGATATCCCTGTTGACGTTGTGGCTTCTATGAATAAGCACATAACAACACCAGACAATATTCCATATGATACAGTTATTTATATCCCTGCTAATCCTCAAAGGCAAAAACTCAGAGCACTACAGCAGAACGGTACATTAAATACAATAAGGGCGCAGATAGATGAGCAGATTAAGGTCGCAACAATAGAGCGAGGGAAATACGGACAACCAAACACAGGAGAAGACCTCTATGGTCAAGACTTAACTTTCCTGACTACTCAATATGGAGGAAAAAAGCAATCTATATGGCAAGTTTCACCTATGGAATTTCCGGGGTATCACAATGCATTTATACAGTTTACGAATAATACAACAAATAATGTCGCAACAACAATACCTTTTATGATATCACCATCATCTTCTTCTGAGTCTCGTTCAACTTCTCAGCAGATGAGTAAAACAAATGCAGGATGGTTTATTATGAGAACAGGTAAAAATCCCGGAACAATGAATATCTCTGGATATATGTTAGACATTAAAAATGCTTTAGAGAGACATCAATTCCTAGAGAACTACAAGAAGTATATTGAAGACATAAAGAATGAAAGATTAGAGTTTACGAATGAGTATTCTACAAAGCTAAGAGTAGAAGGCAGGGATTACTATGGATACATACAAAGTATATCTTTCACCAAGTCAGCTGTACAACCATTTTTATACCAATACAATATTACTCTCGTAGTTCTTAACGATAAAATGATTTACGACCCAAGATATGCGGCACAATCATTGGAATCTGTAAATTCTTTATTAAAGACAGGCACAGCCGTAGCTACGGTTTCACCCATAACTAAAATTATGGCGCCAGCAATGTATAATGCGTTCAACGAGATTCAGCCAACAGCACCAATTTCACTAGCTCCAACATCAGGAAGTACAGTCAACGGATAAGGAGGTTATTATGCTTAGACTTAAGGAAAGGTATTTAGAAGGAACACCGGGATTCGCAGTGTTCTTTGATAACATCAGAGTTGACCAATACGTTAAAAGTTTTCAAGTAAATATTTCTTCTGATGGCTCTATAGGTAATGCCTCGGTAGAAATGATTTATGTTCCAGACTTTTATAAGATTGAAACAACCGACCCAGAAACAGGAGATATTATTTCTGTCGAAATGGGAATAGAAAATATGACGAATGTAAAAATATTTGTAAGAAATATGTTTAGCCTTAAATATATCATGGTTTTTGACGGAAACATTAGGGGTAAATCACGAACAAAAAGTCCGTCAGGATATACCCTCGTATTTACTGCTAGTGACTATCTGACATGGCTCAACAGAACGATTGTACCGATAGCAATTCCTCTAGAGAGTCAATTGGCATTAGGTGATACGCTCAAATGGAAGGCTCAAGGTATAGATATCTTTAATACACCTAGTATATCAAGAGTCGCCAATGGAGTATTTAGAGGTCAAACTCTTCAGACATTTATAGGCAAAATGCAAGAAACTACATTAAAGCTAAATAAGTTCTATGCAGACACGGCAAGCGTTGCTTACTGGGATGGCGCACAGGGAAGAATAGATATTATGGGTGATATTAGTGATGAGCTCATACAAAACAAGGTTATAGACTTCGTAGTGACTTCGTCAGCTACATTCGTTAATTCTATGTACGTCGGTATTAACGATATAGTAAAAAATCTAATGTTTGAGTTCTATCAGGACAGAGATGGAGTAATAAGAATTAAACCTCCATTCTGGAACGAAAAGGTTCTATATGACCACGTTATTGAACCTTTACTTATAATGAACATGGCTGAAAACACAAATTGGAATAATTATATCACTAGAGTAGTTATAACTGGAGGGCTTGAAGACCAGCAAGAAGACTTTGATAATGTGCAGAAATCCATAGTTACACCTTGCGGAGCTTACGTTGGTGATGATGACCCAGCAAAAGCTCTCTGGACAGATTATCAGTCTGGAGATACAGGAACTATGACTCAGACAATTGCGACTGGCGGCAAAGGTACTTGGCTGTCTTCGCACGAAATGTTCTCTCCATATATGCAATACAGAGGATTGAAGACTGATGGCTCTCCGAGATATCACTTTGGGCAAGACTACGCAATGCCAATAGGAACTCCAGTATACCACATAGGCGCAAAAGGCGTTGCTGCAAGAGGTAATGACCCTCAGGGATGGGGAGATTATGTTCAGGTGAGACTTGTTGAAGGGCCATTTAAAGGGTACTTCATAGTATACGCTCACTTATCTGAAATCATTTGTTCGTCTGGAGATATAATAACTGATGGTTCATTGTTAGGTAAGTCAGGGAAGTCAGGGAATGCAAATACTCCTGATAATAGAGACCATCTCCATCTGTCAGTATGCCTTAGTCAGGTTGGCGAACGTGGAGGAACTATAGACCCAGATGATTATTTTCAACGCTCTTTGGGCGAAGATAATGGTTCTGTGGCCTTTAAGTCATCTGGAAGTTCTTCACTATTAATACCTAGTACAGACGAAAGAAAGTATGGCGTATCAGTATATGATACAGTCCAACCTCTTATTAAGTTCTCAAATTCTGCTGTCATAGACCAGAATAGTCAGGGAAAAAGAGCTTTAGAGAAGTATGCTAAGTTCCTGTACAACATGACTAATTCAATGGTTGAAACAGCCACACTTCAAACTGTAGCGATGCCTTGGATAAGGCCAGGCTTTAATGTTTGGGTAGACCCTGTTGCCGTGGACAAAGTATACTACGTACACTCTGTTAGCCACTACGGCAGTGCAGAAGGTGGTTGTTTCTCTACTCTGAACTTATCTTTAGGTAGAGAAAGAATCAAGTTCACAAATTCTACAGGCTTCGCATCGATGAAAAACCAAGGGGGAGAGAATTTATTCATAAGCAAGTTCAACGTACATTCCTCAGACTTCGGCAAAGTTTTAGATAGCGATGCAGACTTTGCCAAGATAAGAAAACAAATGGTTGGTTTTTATCAGAATGAAACGACTGGTATGATATCAGCAGATAAGAATTCATATTTTAAGGAACTTTATTATATAACTAATTCAGACCCAGCTTATAAGAGTTCTTCACAAGCAACACAAACGACAACCACATCGGCACCAGCGCAAGTGACTATAAATGTTGGTGCCGACGAATTCAATATAGATGCTTGGCCTGTATCAATGGGGCAAGGCTATGAAGGTGCTCATGTTGAAGAACTTCAAAAAGCCCTAAAGAGAATGGGGACTTATACGGAAGGTTATACCGATCAAGTCTTTGGACAAATAACAAAAAAAGCAGTAATAGATTTTCAAACAAAATTTTCATTAGATTCAGACGGTGTTGTTGGCAAATTTACTAAAGCTAAACTCAAAGAAGAACTTGGAAAGTTAGGAACAACAACTACAGCAACGGCATCAGGTTCGACAACATCAACAGCAACAAGTGTAACAAAACTATCACCCTCGCTGTTTATAGCAGAAAATACTATTGAAGATATACAAACGATATTAAATAGTGCATACGAAAATGCACCAACCGTAGTTAAAGATAGAATATCAAAAAACAAAAAAATAATAACTAATTCAGCAGAATATATAAAATTGCACTATATATCCGAGCTAACAAATAAGTGAGGTGACGACATGGCTATAGACAATGTTCTTTCATCGATACAAAGTGGTATTAGTAAGATTAATTCTGCTGCCTCAGCAACAGTCTTGCCTTGCGTAGTTGTTAAGATATACAGAGAAAATATGACTGCTGATGTTTATCTTAAAGACAATTCTGGCCTAAAATATAATGTCCCTCTTTGTTTTCCAAGCAAAGGTAAAGGGTACGGCTCATACTTTATTCCAAAAGAAGGTGCTACTTATCTTCTCTTGTATACAAGTCAGAGTAGACCTTACCTTTTGGCGTACGCTCCTGTATCTCCTACTTCTGACGCAAGTGGAGTAGCAACAAATGAGAAACTTATGCCAGGAGAAAATTTAATACAATCTTTTGGTGATGCTAATCTTAGGCAAGACATTATTGGTAATATAATGAGCTTCTCAGGATTTTCTAATAGCAATATCCAAGACGCACAAGGAGTTAATAGAGCTTATTCTTTAGGTTCTAAAAGGTTAGACATTGCCTCAAAGCATATATCTGGATTTGGACTAAATTCAAGTAAGGCAACGACGAGTACAATGCTAACATCTATAGAACAGAAAGTCTCAGACTATAGTGAATTTTACAGTGCAATAATTTCTCCTAAAATCTATAAGCCAGCAGAAATCTTGGTCAGTGGAGAAATTTCACAAACTATAAAAACAACAGTAATTTCTGCCGCAAAAAATATACTTGACAAAGTTGCAAGTTTCAAAACTACTTTTTTGAATATAAAAACTCAAATGCAAGACATGACAATTTCTGATACCGCATTAGCTTCACTTACAGAGCAGTTGTATGCTCAGATGAAAAGTTTCAATATAGAAAAGAAAGGTGTTAAAATAATAATAGAGAAAGGCAATGCAATAAACAAAGCCAAGCGTCCTTCCGATATCTCAGACATAAACAATTTATTGCCTACTGATTATGACAAACTTGATGGCATAGATATTTGTTACAGGATGATAGTCGAGAATGACTCTGGAACATTAGGGAAAATAGAGATTGATACTTTGGGAAATTGCAATGCTTCGTTTAACAGCTTAACAGTAACTGGGGCTCTAAACTTTACAAATACTGCAACCGATGTTCTTATCGACGGAGGAAGTTGGGATTAAAGGAGTGATTGATGATGGATAGCTTTTTAGAAAAATTAATAAAACTTGCTCAGGATAAAGATTGGGAAGATGAACTTGATGAGAGAGGGAAAAGAGACCGAGATTTAATAAAAATAATTCAGTCTCATCCAGAAGGAAGCCTTAGACACAATGAAGCTTTCAAAAAACTCCATAGGGATTATAAAGCTGTTATCGCCAAACAAGCTGTTAAATCTCAATTAGCGACCGTAATGCCGAGCAAAGAACACGCAGAACTTCAAGGCCTTGCAATGTTAAAAGATGTTGTTAAGAAATTTGACCTCAACAAAAAGAATAAGCCCATCACTTATATACAAGACAATATATATAGGCTGATGCAAAAAGAGAAAGACAACCATGTTGATTTTACGGCAGGTAAATCAGCAGAACTAACCTATAAAACAGGCATCATAAATCAAGCCATCCCTCTTCTTAAGGGCGAACTTAATAGAGAACCTAACGATGATGAAATACATGATTTTATAAAGAATACAATGGGTTACACAAGCGTAACGAAGGGCAATATTAAAACGATTAAAAATCAAAGTCGTAAAGACTTTAGTAGTGACAGAACTATCGGTAGCTCAGACTCAGGAGCCGAACAATTGACTTGGTCTGACATCCATGATGTTGAAGAGGGTACTGCCATATCATATAGACATGAGCAAGCTATGAAGAAACGTATAGAAAAGTATTTAGACAAATTCAACAGGCAAGAAAGAACTTTGATAAGAAGATATTTTGCATTAGGGCAATTTTCTAACAGCGAAGCGAAGAACTTGCATGAAGCAGCATCAAATACTGGAATGACCAATTATGCAGCTCAAAAAGTCATCAAAAGACTTAAAGTTATGGCTAAAGCAGACTATCCAGCAGATTTTTAAGGAGGTCCCATGCTAACACAAACAGATATTTTAACTGCAGATAATAACCCTTATCTTGATAAGAGGATGCTAGATTCCGTAGCGATAATAGATGCCTTAGCTCTTGCCCAAACGCAAGAGCTAAGTTCAATTATAAAAAAATACAGTTCTGAAACATTGTCAGAAGTATCTCAACTTACAGTGTTTACTACCTTTATTTTAGACAACGTAGCCAACATGCAAAGAGATATTTATATAAAAACTATTTTAGATTCAATCGAAGATATAAGACATACAACCTTTGATGCTTTATCTGTAAATGAGCTTCAAGTGTTAATAAATACAATGGTAGCTACTTTAGACAAATCTAAAGTAGCATTAGAGTCAGCTTACGATTTACCGACGAATTCTATATCCATATATAATGATGCAAATATAGAACAAGGTATTGACTATGAGAACAAAAAGAATGATTCTCCAATTATTTTAAAATACTACGAAGGAAAGCTTTTCTTTAAAAAAGTTGTATCCATTGTTGAGGACTTTACAGTCACAAAATCTTTGTATGATGATATAGATTTTAGTGAACAATATTCATTTGTAGATAAGTTCAGCAATGTGCTGGATAGGAATACTAATGCTATGCAAAATAAAATACTTTTAAATAACAAACTAGATGAGATAATTGATTCCTGCACTGTTGCAGAGAGTGTATTCGCTGAGTATGCCCTCACTTCAAGACAGAGCAAGGATTTATTTCTTGGGAGAAAGTATAGTAAAATAAGAGAAGATATACTGATTGCATTGAAAAATCATTTATAAAGGCGGTGATGATATGCTTAACACTCCAAAGATAGTATACTCTTGTGATCATAATATTATAGATTTGCTTAAGAATGTTGTGAGTGAGCAACACGCTAAAACCACTGGTGTTTATGATTTGATATGTGATGACGGTTTCGTTATAACTACAATAGTGGCTTTATATCAAACATCTGGAGATACAACAAAAAGTTACTATGAAGATGTGAATTTTATTAAAAATCCAGACAATACATCTATAACTTGGATAACTCCAAGCAGTGTCCCATCTCCAGGAGAGATATACACCATAGAATACCTTAAAACTAAACTGAATTCTACTCAGTTCGAACCAGAAGACTGTCCTAGATGTGCGGCTACAGGATGGTATGTGGGACTGTTTGAAGAGAATGGTACTGTTGCAAAAAAAATTACTGGAATAACTAAACTTGTTCAAGGATACATTAAGATACTTTTAACTACTAAAGCTGGAAATTATGGCTCTACTCTTAAGGATATATCGGGAACCGAAGTTTACGATTCACAAGCATTATCATCAATGATTGTTGCCACTGTTTTAGAGTGTGAAACTAACTTTAGAGCATTGCAACTGACCGACATCAATGCCGGAGTGTTGATGAGCAATGCAGAAAAATTAAAGTCTGCAACCGTTAGTTCTGTAGAGTTTGATTCATCTGTGGGTGCGGTGTATTTATCAATAATACTTCTTAGTGAAGATAATACACAGTCCGTACTAAATTTAATGATATGAGGTGATAGGCTATGGCATCCGTAAACGTTCTTGATTTTAATACATTTGTAAGAAGCTATATGATATACAGTATCAAAAAATATATACCTGACCTTGATACTTCGGATAATTCAGCTTTTGACGATTTGTTTGTGAAGCCAATGCTTCAAATACTTCCTCCAGTTAGTGATACAGTTACAAGCCTTGAATTCAAGATGAACTTAGATAATGCTCCTAACATGACTGTGGAAGATTTGGATGAGATAGGCAACGGGAATTACTTAATACCTAGGCTTGCTGGTAGCAAAGCTACAGCTGCTGTGACTTTGTCTTACCTAAAGGTTGATCCGAACAATAACTTAATAATACCTGCTGGCACAACTTTTACAACCGACTCTGGACTCCAGTACCAAGTAAGCCAAAAATATGAGTTCACACCGACTGAGCTTATGACAAAATATAATGTGTCTCGCACAACATACGATGTTGTCGTCCCTGCCGAAGCTATTGAAGTAGGCACAGCTTACAATGTAAGTGAAAATCAAATAAAAAACACAACTACAAAGCTCGGGATAACTCTCGCAAGTATCACAAACAAAGTGCCTGTCACTGACGGTGTAGACTCAGAAACTAACATAGATTATGCTCAAAGACTCAGAGAATACTATGTATCAAGACAACTAGGGACTAAACCTGGATACAAACAGTTTATATTCTCTAATTTTTCCGAGGTCAACGATATCTACATCGCAGGCTTTGGGGACGATGAAATGATGAGAGACATAGTCACAGTTGTAAGAAATGGAATTCCACAAACAATGCACATTGGGGGCAAGGTTGATTTTTATATAAAAGGCTCTATATTCTCATCAACATCCACAACGTTAACGCTGAACACAGGTAAGCTTAAACTGTCTCAACCCTATAGTCTGATTAGTGCAGGAAGTATCACTATAGACAACTTAGGAGATAACTTAAAAACACCTGTTGGAGCATATACAGTAGGTTCTTCAAACGATGCATATATTACTCTTGATAATACAGGGAATCAATCCTATGACCCAGCGCTTGTCAATCAGATTAAAGTTACCTATACCTATACTGGAGGATTGGCTCCAATGGAAGAAATCTTCCAAGTAGGTTTGACTCAAACTAATTTAGATTCTCCATTTAAGAGTATCATACTTGTTTATGAGTCAAACAATGACTCAGTGACTTATGATATTACAAAATATCAGATACTGAGATACGATTTGTATGGCAATCCAATAACATTACCAACAGATACTTACTACGGAACATCTCAAGAGTCAGTTAAGTTTCATTGGACAGACATGGATCTTGTTATTAATGGAACTCCAATAACTATAAGCTATACAACAAATAAGACCTTAAATGACTTGAAAGTGGCTTTTAATGTATCTGAGAATAGAATAATCACTACGGACTTATTGTTTAAGGAAGCGACACCTTTGTTTATAAATATCGCTTTCGGTGTTAAACTAAGAAGTGGGCAGACTCTCGATGATGTCAAGATAGCGTCTATCAACAATTCCATAGCAAATTATTTTAGTATTTTAGCTATGGGGAGTAAAGTGGACGAATCTGATATTATTGGTAATCTGTATAAGGATGCTTCAGTCAATACTTTTTTAGAATATATAATGTTACCTTTTGATAGCTTTTATGTAGCCACAGACCCAGCAGCACCAATAACACCTCAGAGAGATGGAACATTTATAAAGTCCACAAACTTGCAATATCCATCGCTTAATAAGGTATCAATCACAGCAATTCCATAAGGAGTGAGCATATGGATCTTTCAAATTTTTATAAAGATTTTTCTTTTAAGTATGAGCATTTTGAAGCTTTATTTCAAATTTACTCAGACCTTATGCTTGCTACTAATGACTACATAGAGCAAGTTAAAAGAAATACAGTTATACCTGACATAGAGACATATAGGATATTCCCTTTCCAGAGAATCCTTGCAGATAGTGCTACTTATGTTTTAGAAGAAGTTCTTGATGATACAAGGGTTGTAACGAAACTTGGACTTGGAAGTATCACTTTAACACAAAGAGTTATTAACTGGAATACAGGACTTATCACAAAAGACCAGAAGATTGATGCTCTCAGTCTTCTTAATCTTTATATTCCTCTTGCTGCAATAAGGGGTTATCCTAATGAGCCTTCTTACAATGTTATTGATTTTTCTTTTTTTGATGGAGAGAAAAAATTAGGCAGAAATGCTGACTTTGTTTTGCAGTCAAACAGAATTTATCTCCTTGATGAAATAGCAAAGAAGACACAGGGCAAATATCTAGTAATGACTAACATTGCTATAGACCTTAGAGAACCAGAAGACCTTATAGGTAAATTCGTAGACATCCAGTATAACGATGGACTTACTAAGAATGAATACAATGAGATTGTTAAGGCCTTAATTGTTTCGGCTCTTGGTGGTCCTACAATTGCCAATTTAAAGAAAGCTATCCGTTCCATATCAGGCTTTGACCAAGCCGATTTATATGACAAATACGTTGCAGATCCAGTAAAACAAAAAAGATGGACTAAAGTTAACTACACAGAATTTGACTTTGTTGTAGTCTTTCCAGAAGAATATTCTGCTCATACGGATAAGCTACAAATAGTCATTGATTATTTAAAGATGGTAAAACCTGCGTACACTAAGTTCTTTATTGTTTTGCAGTCTTTGTACAGTGATTTGTATAACATCTTACTTAAAGCTAATGATGCTGAGCATTTAGATGTTATTCGTGAACTAGGGGAAGATACTTTTACAAATCCAGTCTTTGATGAAGTATTGCCAGACTTGCTCAGAGATGCTTTCGACGAAATCTACGCCCCTATAGCTCCAATTGCTCAAGCATATTATCTTAATGGCCCAGAGAGATTAAACCAAGGCGTATTCACATTCAATGAAATATTTGTCAGTACACAAGATTGGAACTTTGATTACGTTAAGGAACACACTGATGAAATTTATGCTGGTGCAGATGATGAAAGTCATACAGTTATGACGGACAACGCAGACGATGCATATACTGCAGTTATTGCAGACTCAGAGTTAGACATTGTCAAAGAAGATATAGAGGAAACATATTCCACCGTTATTTTGGAGGAAAGCTCTGAGACTTTAGCCGAAGTCTTCTCCGATAATTACACTGGTGCAGAAGACGAGGAGCAATCCACCTTGGTTGAAACTCCTACAGAAGAAAGTTATAATAATAGTGACGACACTTATGTCTTATCAACGGCACTCAATACTACGCCACACTACAGGTTAAACGGACCCCAAAGATTGAATGTTGACCTGATGATTGATAGAATTACAGATACAGAAACCTACAATTATTAAAAGGAGGTATGAACTATGGCTTTTTCAGATAAAAGAGTGAAACAAATCGTTGATGACAGCGCACTAAAAGCTAGAGATATTAATGAAGAAAGAGCTCACTCAGGGATAATAGGTGAAGTTACTGATTATCTTATTTATGCTGACGGAAGAAGAGAGTTAGCTCGTCCAGTTGACCACAACTTGATAGTAAATAACTGTTCTGTGTTAATTGCGTGTCTAATGAAAGGTGAAGTAGGATATTCAGGAGCCGCATACTGGGCAGTAGGTTCGGGAAGTGATACTTGGAGTGATACAGTACCTCCGTCCCCACTCATTACAGACTCACAACTCACAGCAGAAACATATCGCAAAGCTATCGTACCAGCTACAGACATTGTGTTCTTGGATAGCTCAAACGTTGTTTCTGCAACACCTACAAACAAGATTCAAATAACAGTGACATTCTTCGAAATAGAAGCTAATGGCCCACTTAGAGAGTTCGCAATATTTGGTGGTCTTGCTAGTTCAACATTAAATAGTGGATTCATGATAAATCATAAAATACATCCACTTATCTACAAAACAAATGCATTACAACTTGAAAGGATTCTGCGCATAACTTTCTAAGAAGGGAGGATAAATAGATGCCTAATTTTACGTATTACAGTAACTTTGACCCCAATGCAGCTATTGAGTCAGTAAAATATGCCTCTAATGCATTAGTTCTTGAAGTTGAACTCAATGAAGCTCAGAACATTCTTGATAATAAGATTAAAACTCTTATCAAAGATAGATTTGGAGATGGCTTCTACAAGACAGGTAGCACTCTTACTTACTCAGGCGGGAATGTTACTCTTTCTAATGACAAGGCCTTCGCTAGTGGAGATATAGTTACAATTTCATCATTGACACTTGCTCTTGCAACGGGCGAAAGTGCTTACCTTGATGTCTGGGAACAAGAACTTAATTATACTAACACTATCAAAAAATATGGTAACCAACAAGAAGCAAACACTATCACTAACTATATACAAGATGCTAGAACAGGTGAAGAAACAACAAGACGTACTCAGGTTCAATACAATATAGTGAAGACAACTGGAGTTTCTGGACATACCTACTTGCCTTTGTGCTCTATTGTGTCTGGTTCTCTTGTTGACAACAGAGTCATAGTTGGTAGTTTAGGGAGCGGAGGTTCTGGTTCTACCAAGAAGCTTTATAGTTCATTCACTGCAACGTTAGCAGGAACTACAAATTGCTTGATAAATCAGCCTGATTACAACCCAACCACAGATTATTTAGATGTATTCTACCAAGGTGGAAAACAAACACCAGGAACACATTATACTTTAAATGCTAACAATATCTCCATAGATCTGGCTTTTTCAATAGGTGTAGGGGAAGTTATCAATTTTGAAGTAGTTAAAAATATTGCTGTTAGTACTTCGTCAGGAATTGTAATATCTTCGTACCGTAATTCAGTGACGACTTCTGGAGCTCAGAGTACAGTAACTATCGGTATTCCTCAGTTCAATCCGACAACAGACTTACTTACTGTTGCTGCAAACACAACACTCCCTCTTCAATCTGACTTCACTGTCACAGGGACGGGCTCTTCGTCAGCAATAGTTAAAGCATCTGGAACATGGGCTAGTGGTACTCAGTTCGATTTCTTAGTGATAAAGAATGTTATTCAGTCTGCAACCGTTGATGGTTCTATACTTGTTGCAGGAACTGTTCCTGTGAGTGCTTTGAATGATGAATTACAAAGCAGACTTGAAGTTTCAATAAGCACTTACAGGTCTGCAAAAGATTCTAATGGTAAATTCACTCAAATTGATAAAAAAAGGTCCAATGGAACTTTATTTTCAAGATCAATATTATCCGGTGGTACAAGTCCTCTGTATACATCAAGGACAGAAACTCTTTATGCTACAAATGGCTCGACAGTCACAGGGACTAAAATATATACACTCAGCTATGACTCAGACGGAGATATGATAAGCGAGGTGTTAAACTAATGGGCGATAAAAATATTCTATATGAACACGGTATCGTTGGTGGTGGAATCAATTCGAGTACCGTTAGAGGGTATAAAAAGCAAATAGCCAATCTTACATCTATTGCAGATATATACGACAGAGTCCCTTCTGGAGCGCAAGCTGTTATGTATGATTTGTTTGACGGAACAAACGACAGATCTGCTGGGCTCATAGAGAATTATAAAGGGATAGCTCAGTCGGCATATAGTTCTGGAACTTCAACGTTCACTGTTGACACTGTTACTGGCTTGGCTGTTGGCGAAGAAGTCACTGTTCAAGATGACGTAAATAAAGAAGTTAAAATTGTTCAGAGTTTTGCAGCAGGCACTACTGGAATAAATGTCGGAGGAGCAAAAACTGTTACTGCTACAGGAGCGACAGTTGCTACAAGTGGAACATTTTCTAGGACTGCAAAAACCATGACAGCAGTTGGTAATGCTCAAATAGCTACAGCTCAATCTGTTATAGGGTCTTCAAGTATATTTCTTGATGGGTCTGGGGATTACGTTACAGCTCCAGACGATAATGACTGGAATTTAGGTACTTTTGATTTTACATTAAGTGCTTATGTTAAATTCGCAGCATTGCCCTCAACGTTGACAGCTATGACTATATTTTCTCAGTATGCAGATACAAATAATTATTGGAGAACAGAAATATATAATAATGCAGGAACATATCAGATTAGCTTTGTAGCCAGATCTGGAGGTACTTTGCTAATTAACAATACTCAAAACATAACTTTGACTACTAATACTTGGTATCATTACGAGGTTTGTAGGACAGGAACTGTTTTAAAATACTTCTTAAATGGTATTCAGCAAGGAGCAGATGTACCCTTTAACTTCACACTTCCAGATGTGGCAAGTACACTATCTATAGGCAGATACAACTCTGTTGTAGGCAATGAATATTACGTTAATGGATACTTGGATGAGATGCATATTTCCAGAGGTATTGCTCGCCATACGTCAACGTTTACACCGTCAGTTGTGGCTACTATCCCTGATCCGTATACAGTGCTTTTGCTTCATTGCGAAGGAACTAATGGCTCAACAACTTTCACTGACGACAATACAACGTATACAGTGCCTCCTAAGTTTGGAGCTGGGATGGCTACAATTGGAGCATCGGCGCAATATCTAAGCACTCCGCACAGCACAGACTTATCTCTGACTACAGGGGACTGGACTATAGAAGGGTGGCTTTTTGGTCAAGCTTCAATAAGTAAGATTCTTGTTCACAAAGGTAGCAACGGTTCCGCAGGGACATATTCTTTCATATTGTTTATTGATAGTGGAAATCTTTTAGATTTTCAGCTTTATGATGGTGTTGAAAAATCTGTGAATATAGCAAGAGCCTCTGTATTAACAACTGGATGGAACCATGTCGCTGTTGTGCGTTCTGGCAACACAGTAACAATGTATGTTAATGGTGTTAGCGTAGGAACACCTCTCACTGGTGTAGGAACATTATCTGATAATGCGGCATGGCCTTTGTCTATAGGTGGAGCATCTTATGCTTCAATATATTCAATAAATAGTTATTTAGATGAGTTCCGAATATCAAAAGGAATCGCAAGATACACAGCAAATTTTACACCACCATCCTTGCCAAGCACAACAGACACATATACTAAGCTTCTTTTGCACATGGATGGAACGAATGGTTCCACATCATTCCCAGACTCTAGCGAGCAAGTTGGTACAGGAACTACAGTAACGTTTACAGCGGCAACAACAAATTCTTACAAAAATAAAGCTGTGGTGTATCGTTCACTTTATAATATTTCCAATTACAAGCTCAAAATGGGAGACTGGGCAAGTCTTAGAGCTTTTGGTGGGAAGACAGTTACTGCTGTTGGAGATGCTAAAATTGCAACGACCACACCACTTAGGCTCGCCACAAAAACAGTGACACCAGTAAATGTAACAACTATTACCAGTGGCGCAGTTAGAGGGGCTAAAACATTAACACCTCATGGTAATGCTCAAGTGTCAACATCACAGTTTAAGTTAGGGACAGGATCAGCACTTCTTGACGGTACTGGGGACTATATTTCAACACCAGACCATACAGATTTCGACTTCGGCTCTAGCGACTTTACTATAAGATGCTTTATTTATCCTGTAGCTAAAGGCTCTATGATTGTGACTCACGGTGGTGCAGGGTATGCTTCTGCAAATCAAATAGGTTGGTACTTTCAGATAGATGTAAACTCTTTGACATTCGCAAAAATAGATACGTACAACGGAAGTCCAGTGTCCTCAACATTTTCATACACAGTTCCTCTCAGTCAGTGGACACACTTGGAAGTTGTGAGAACTGGAAACACACTGAAATTATTTGTAGATGGAACACAACAGGGTGGAGATAAAGCTTTTACTGGCTCTATAGTGGACTCAACACAGATATTATCTATTGGTAGTGATATGGATGGCAACGGTGGATTCAATGGTTACATTGATGAATTAGAGATATCTAAAGGGATAGCAAGACATACTACAAATTTCACTCCGCCAACAACAGCATTAACATCAGATCAATATACTGTTCTTTTAATGCACTCAGATGGTACTAATGGCTCGACTACATTTGCAGATGACGTGACTGGAGGAACTATAGGACCTAAATTTGGTACTGCAATGGCGACATTTGATGGAACAGGTGATTACTTGTCAGTTCCAGACAGTACAGACTTCGCATTCACCAATGGCAACTTTACAATGGAAGGTTGGGTATGGCTAGGTTCCTTACCTTCAACCAGTGTCGATATGATGGTCTTTACACAAAAGACAGCATATAACTCGAACAATCAGATATCTGTATATATCAGTAATCTTGCAGGTGTCATGAACATGAGGACAATATTCACATATGATGGAGTTACTGGAATTTCTCACAACACTCCGATACCTAGCATAAATGCTAACACTTGGTATCACATAGCTTCTGTGAGAAATGGCACTAGTGTTTTAAATTTCTTTAATGGTATCCTTCTTGGGACTTATAACATAGGAACTAACTCACTATTTGACAGCACAGCAACATTTAAGATTGGTGGATTATCAGACGGTGCATTCGTAGCAGACTTTTTTGGCTACATGGACGACGTGCATATATCCAAAGGAATAGCTAGATACACTGCTGACTTTACGGTGCCGACATCTCCAGCAAGTGCTGATGCTTACACAGTTCTGCTACTTCATATGGATGGAACTAATGGAGGTACGACATTTACAGATGATGCAGGTTCTTTAACTCCTAAGTTTGGGACAGGAATGTTAGTTCTCGATGGTAATGGGGACTATTTGACAATCCCAGACTCAGCTGACTTCTCATTCGGGAGTGCAGACTGGACTATTGAGGGTTGGTTTAATTTTGCCTCGTTCGCATCGTTTGCAGACCCTTCACTATTTGGTCAGTTTGTTGACTTAAACAATAGATTTCATATAGGTTATCACTCAGGTTCTAGTCAGATATATGTCATAGCTTATTCTGGAGGAACCGCAATTTTAGATGGGACAGCGAGTGCAACGTTAGCGCTGAATGTTTGGTATCACATAGCTGTGCAGTCACGGTCTGGAGCTATCGAAGTTTATTTGAACGGAACTAAACTTACGAACTCTGGAGACATGACCAGTGGTACTTTGCTTGATGTTGCAGCTCCTGTGGAGATAGGTAGACTTAACTATTCGTCAAACTACGGATACGTTTATGGCAGGATGGATGATTTAAGAGTTTCGAAGGGTATCGCAAGATATACGTCGAATTTTACGGCTCCATTATCACAACTAACACCAGACGACTACACTGTTTTATTGCTTCATATGGACGGAACTAACGGATCAGTATTGTTCTCGGATGATTTAGGAACAGCAATCCCTCTTCTTTCAACAGATATACGTTACTCTGTAACACCACCACTTGGAACGGCTAAGGAATTGGCTGTATGGGTAGAACACGAAACAGACACAACAGCAGCAAGTTACACTGTTAACATAGTGGAAAACTAATGGAGGTGAGGAACAAATGGCTTTAAGAAATGGCATACAAGTTTTAAGTGGAAATTACACATTGCAAACTACATTAGGAGATGGCGGACGCAAGATTGTCCGCCTAAGCAATGGTTGGTTTGTGACGGCTATCTTGGGGACTTCAAGCATACTCTACTATGTTTCCAAGGATGACGGAGCTACATGGACTCAACTTTGCTATTCCACTGCATCTTCTTTGTCAGGATGGGCATTGGCGAGTTACGGCACAACTGTTTATTGTATAATTAGTGTTGCTGCAGCAACAACTATCACTTTGAGAAAGTTTGATGCATCGACAGTATCCAATATCGATCAGACAGCAGCGTCAACAATAGACACTGCCCAAACAGCATTTGGAAATGGATGTTCGATCGTGTCAGATTCAACAGGGATATTACATGCTTGTTGGACAAGCAAAAATTCCAATTACCCAAACTCTTTCAACTTAAGATATTCTAAGAGCACAGATGGGGGTATTACCTGGGCAACACCTACGCAATTATATACACTGAATACTGCTGGACAAAATGACACTAATCCATCAATAGCAGTAAGATCTAATGGCTATCCTTTTATTGCTTTTGAATATGTCATAGGTTCAACTTACTTTATAGCTGAAGAACGTTGGAATGGAACAACGTGGAACAGCAGTCCTGATGTAACCCCTTCAGGATTAGCTTATGCTCAAAGCAATGCTTGCACATGTATAACGTCTGATGATGTTATACATGTGGTGTGGCAAGGTAAAGATGCTACTGACTCCAGTGTTTATAATATAAGATATTCAAAATCTACCGACCTAGGAGTCTCTTGGTCAACACCATTAAAACTTACTAGTGGCAATACGTATGACCAAACAGCACCAACTATCACTCGTGATAAAAATAATGTTCTTTATGTTACATGGAGTGGTAATGATTCATCCACAAAGGGTCAGATAAAGAAAATGGCATATGTCAATGGATCTTGGAGTGGAATAACAACATTTACTAACAATGCGACATATAAGACTTATCAAGTTTCAAGTTGCATGAACTATACAGATTTTACAGATCCTATCTGCGTCTACATTGAAGATGGAGTATCAGTTAAATTTAGAGGTGGTTTCGTTGGTGCTGATGCGAGTGTTACGGCAGATACTTACATTGCAAACACTGCGTACGACACTAGCGATAATGGTCAAAGGAAGCTTGTAAAGCTCTCTAATGGTTGGCTAATTGCTATGGTTGTTGAATTGAACACAAGAATAAGATTCTACAAATCAACTGACAACGGTGTTACTTGGACATATCTATGTTTTAGAACAATAACAACTTCAACATATTTTACATCCATAACATCTTACAATAACACTGTATATTATGCATTGACCACATCGACATCTAGTGGTGCATATATGGGTAAGTTTGATGCAACTATAGTGTCCAATGCAGATCAAACATCAACAGAAGTGACAATGGACACCTCTCAAACTGCATTGAATGATATTTGTATAATTTCTGATGCAGTGGGAACATTATATTCTGCATGGACGAGTACTAATGCAACATATCCTAACTCTTGGAATATTAGATACTCAAAAAGTACTAATGGAGGAGCTTCGTGGGCTGCCCCAACACAAATTACAACGCTCAACACTAATAACTTTAACTACGCTTCATGTCACATGGTTCTTACTTCAGCGAACAATCCAGTCATAGTATCGTCGACCAGAGAAGGCGCTTCAGCTTATTATGTGAGATCGTTCACTTACACAGGGTCTGTTTGGAACGCTGTTGTTACTGTAGAGTCAGCAGGTATTTACCCTCGCGGAAGAAATTCTGTAGTTACAGATACTAGTGGCATTATACACGCTGTATTCTTTGGTGCTGACTCTACAGATTCTGCAAAGAACAATGTAAGGTATAGTAAATCTACAGACAATGGAGCTACATGGTCTTCAGCATTAAAACTCACATCTGGTAATGCTTATGACCAAAATGTTCCATCTATATGCTATAACTCAGCAGGAGATCTTGCTGTAGTGTTCTCTGGAGGAGCTTCTGGATTTGCCGCAAGAAATATAAAGGTAATCAAATATTCTGGGGGGAGTTGGGGTTCTGCAGCTCAAGTAACAAATGAATGCGGGGCTTCAAACTTAACAGATCCTTCAACGATATCTTACTTTGGAAGTTTAACCGACCCAGCATTTATTTATGCTGACACTAGTGTAGGGGCCGTGAAGTATTTCAATTCTTATCTAGCAGTAACTGCGACAGTTACTATGAATAGCTTGAATTATGCAGCATTAGCTTGGACTATTTCTAATCCTGTTGGAGGAGCAATAACAGCTTGTAGACTTAAAATAAATGGAACATTGAAACAAACTTACACAACTGGACTTACAAGTCCTCTATCGTATACAATAAATATAAGTGATCTGAATGTAGGCTCGAACACTATAACTATAGAGGCTGATGTTGTCAGTGTATTAGCTACAACAAAGAGTTTAACAGCTTCAAAAGTAGCGAATTCGTGGAGCGTAGATGAAACAACATTCAGTGTCAATGGATATCTTAGCATTGTCGGAGCTTCATCTAATGAGAGCTATATAGCTGCAACCAAAACAAACTCAGGACTTACAGCCAATACAGGAGAAAATCAGCTCATTGCAGTTCCTGGGACTGGTGCTAAAATCACTGAAAAATTAACGCTAACAAGAAGTTCATCGAGTATAGACAAAGGCTTAACAAAAATAACAGGTGCTCTGGGTTAAACGGAAGAGGCTAAACCCTCTTCCTAAAATTAAAAAGGAGGCGATCCTTGAATGCCAAAGATTACTATGCAAGAGTTAGACCCTAGCGTTTCTTCACAAATAGCTGCCATAGGTCAATCGAGTGCTATGATTCTTGAGATGAATAGAGAGCTCGCAAACGTCCAAGCCATCTTAGATGTAGATAATCGTTGTTTGCCTAATACAGGTAAGTTCTACGATTTGATGGATGGTACGAATAATTATAGTAATGGGTTGCTTGATACATCAGCGACAACTTTAAGTTCAGCGCCAAGTGTCGGAGCATCTTCATTAAGCGTTGTAACGTCTTCTGTATTCACGGTAGGCGAAAAAGTCACTGTATACGACGATGCTGGGCAGGAGGATGTGACAATTCAGACGGTTACTCCTGAAACTATTATAAATCAGGGAGCAACAAAAACCTTGACTCCGATAGGTAGTGCAGTGATATCTACAGCTCAGTCAAAAATAGGAACAGCGAGTGGACTTTTTAATGGTACTTCGAGTTCAGTGTATACTCCAAAATCCACAGATTTTGATTTTGGCACGGGAGACTTTACTATAGAAATGTATCTTTACTGCACTAGTTTGACAATACAAGGTGGTTACTCTAGAAGAATCGTCGAATATGTCGCGAGCCCATCTACTGGTGCTGTCAGTGGCGAATATCATCTTTATATTGATCAAGCGACAGGCAAGTTGGCTTTCGAATCAAACACAACTGTAGTTTTGGATACAACTGCCTTCCCAACTAATGCCTGGACACACATCGCTATAGTGAGAAGCGGGACTACTACAAAAATGTATGTTGGAGGAACAGTAAAGGCAACAGCTACTGATACTTATAATTATTCTAGCTCCACAGCATATATGTATCTAGGATCAGCAAATAATATAGGAGGCTTCTATAGTGGATATATTGATGAGTTAAGGATTTCTAAGGGAATTGCAAGATATACCTCAAACTTTACCCCACCCACAGTAGCATTGGTTACAGATGCATTTACGAAGCTACTTCTTCATTTTGAAGGAGCTAATAATTCAACAGTGTTTGTAGATTCTGAAGAATTTGTTGTCTCTGGGGTAATGACATTGGTTTCACCAACAGTTAATGCTTACAAAGTTACGGGGAAGGTAGCTAGAAGTAATGTTATTATCTCTGGAGGAAAGATGAAATGCGGAAACATTACATCTGTAGGCCCTCAAGATAAAAGCGCTGGAGTTATCGTGTCAACAGGAACCCCAGTAATATCGTCTAATGCACAAAGATATTTGGTTAGGGATATTTATGGGTATCTCTATACTGTTATGGAAAAGACAGTAAGTACTTTTACCCAGATTTTTTGTTTGAAATCTACTGATAATGGAGCAACGTGGACAGATTTAGGTTTTCCACAAGTAGCATCTTACAATCAACACAATCCATCTATTGCTACTGACTCACTAGGTAATGTTTATGTTGTATGGAATGGAATGGATTCTGTAGATACTGCTTTCTATAATATAAAATATGCAAAATATTCATCAGGAGCATGGAGTGCAATAACGAAGTTAACTAGTGGTAGCACTCTAGGACAACAACAGACTCCAGCTATAATGGCAGATTCTTTAAACAACATACATGTAACATGGACTGGTGGGGACACTATAGATCCAGGTAAATTTAATGTCAGATACATCAAATATAACGGAACTTCATGGGGAACTCCAGTGAAGATTACTAGTGGTAACTCTTATGACCAAATCAATCCGTCTATCGCTATTGACACAACAAATAATATACACATTGTTTGGTCAGGAATGGATGCCACAGAAGCAACTTATTCTAATATAAGATACAGTAAAAGTGCAGACAATGGGGCGACATTCTCAGCTCAGGCTAAGATTACAACTGGTATTGCTGGACAGAGTCTTACGCCTTGTATTATCGCAGACTCAACCAACGCTCTCCATGTTGCATTCTCTGGATGGGATGGTACAGATGTTGCTTACAACATCAAGTACATTAAATACAGTGGTTCTTGGGGCGCAATAACAAAGCTCACATCAGGTGCGACGTATGCGCAGAGTGCGCCATCTATCACTGTTGACAGTAGTAACAACGTATACATTGTGTGGTACGGTACTCATGGCGCAAGTACCAGCATAAACCAAATAAGGAAAATAGTTTATGCAGGATCTTGGGGTTCAGTTATAAATGTAACTAGTGCTGCTTCGGATCAGACATTACCATCAACGTGTGCTAACTATCAAGTCTTTACAGACCCTCTTTTAGTCTGGAAAGATAATGTCAATTCTAGCATAGATTTTAGAGGTATTTTTACAGGGAATATACTGTCTCCCCTTCTTGTCTCTAAAGCACGATATAACATAACCTCTCGCTCAGGCATTGCTACAGAACTTGCAGCGTGGGTGACGCACGAAAAAGACGCGGGATTCAATACCTCAGCTAATGTTTCTATCGTAGATACTTTAGCCAACGAGAGTTTTGCATCAGCAACGAAAACAACATATAATATAGATAGTTCTTCTGAAGAAGATGCTTACTATGCAAGTGTTGGTACTGCACAAGAACGAATCACTTTTGAGCTTGTCTTAACAAGAAGTTCTGGAGCAATCGACAAAGGTGTTCTAAAAGTTCTTGGAGCTGTAGATTAATAAAATGTGGGGTGGCAACACCCCTTTTGTTAAGGAGGATAAGGTATGAAAATCAGAAATGAAGAAGGCATTATGACTCCTACAGAAAATCAAATTGCTAAGGATCAGGCTCTCCAACAACTCAAGCAAGATGTTCCTTCTAAAGATACAATCGCATCTTTAAGAGCCGACATGGAAGCTATGAAAATCTTCTTAGGAATAAAAGGAGGCGGTACAAATGGCTAAGGAAATACTCAATCAGCATTTAGACGATACGAACCGTCATATCCCTACTGGGGTAGGTTCAACTGGTCAGGTTTTAGCAAAAGCAGTGTCAGGATATACTTTTGTTGATTTGCCGACTACATCGCAGACAGTAGCTACAGGAGCAACAGTTTATGCTTATAATAATATAGGAGGTGCGTTCTAATGCCAGCTAATACTATTCCAATTTTTCCAGTTACACCTAAAGTTTCATGGGGCACAGTAACTACAGCAAACACATCAAAAGATGGTACAGGAACAGTAGTTACAGTTTTCACAGCAGGGGCTAATGGTTCTAGAATTGACCAGATTAAAGTTCGTTCATTAGGAACAAACGTTGCAACAGCGCTAAGATTTTTTATTAATAATGGAACAACAAATACAACAGCAACTAACAACTCATTAGCTCACGAAGTAACTGCACCTGCTACAACTTTGAATGAAGCTGCGGCTCTTGCAGATCTTGATGTAACTATTACTAAGAATAGCACAGAAACAGCATGTCCTATTCCTTATTTGCCAGCAGGATATAAACTTAACGTTACTGTAGGTACTACGGTCGCTGCTGGACTTCAGATAACTGTTTCAGGTGGGGACTACTAATAACAAGGAGTTGATAAAGGCATGGCTAGTTTCGATGTAGGATTTAAAAAAATGAATAATTCTGCCTCAGCCTTCAATTCTTTTAATGTAAAAAAGAAGAAATCTGGCTCAAATAATGCTACTTGGATATTTACTACTCCTGGATCTGCATCATTTACTGCACCCACAACTGGCTCTTATAGAGTCGTTGTTGTTGCGGGTGGTGGCGGCGGTGGTGGCGGTAATAATTTTTCTGGTGGTGGCGGTGGTGGCAGAGGTGACATAAAGAGACAAATAGTATCTTTAAACGCCAATACTGTTTACGCTATAACTGTAGGTGCTGGCGGTGCTGGCGGAACAGGAAATAGTGGTTCTGGTGGTACTTCGGGATCTTCGGGTGGAGTCTCATCTTTTTCAACACTTATTACTTGTAATGGTGGTGGTGGTGGAGGAAAAGGCAATCCGTCTAATCCAAATGGTGGCTCTGGTGGTGGAGGTGGAGGTGGAGCCTTCTCAGGCTCTACATATGTTGGTGCTAGTGGAGCTGCTAATGGTTATGGTGCTGGGGGTGTGGGAAGTTTAGTGGGCGGATTAGGCACTACTGGATCTGCTGGAGTTAATACTACATCGTTCATGGGCATTAACACTGTAGGTTATGGATCGGGAGTCGGTGGCACCACAACAGGTAGTGGAGGCGCTGGAGGCGGAGGCTATGGTGGTGTTGGTCAAAATGCAGATAATGCTACTTATGGAGGTGGCGGCGGCGGTGTAGGTGGTGGTGGCGGTGGTTACGGAGATATATCTGGACTAAAGCCTGCGTCACCAATAAACTGCGGATCTGGTTATGGAGCTGGAGGATCAGGCATGGGAGGAACGTCAACACCTGTCGATGGCTCAGTTATTTTGGCTGGTGTGTCTGGGATTGTTATAATATATCTCAATATCACTGATGGAGGTACTTTTCCATGAGTCTACAAAGTTTTAGTAGTGGTTTTTTAAAACCAAAAAAAGATGATAAAAAAGTTAATAGTTTTGGTGTTTCAAGTGGCGATACATTTATATATGACTCTCCAGGAGCTTACACTTTTACACCTAGCATATCTGGCTCATACAATGTAATCGTTGTGGCTGGTGGTGGCGGTGGTGGCGGTGGTAATAACTACTGTGGCGGTGGCGGCGGTGGGCGAGGTGAAGTCAAACGTCAAATATTAGCTTTAAGTGCTGGGACTGGCTATTCGATAACTGTAGGATCTGGAGGCGCTGGCGGAACAAGCAATAGTGGTACTGGAGGGTCTAACGGCTCAGCAGGAGGAACATCATCGTTTGCAGCATTAATGTCATGTAATGGTGGCGGCGGTGGGATGAATTACAACGGCGTACAAACTCCAAACGGAGGCTCTGGCGGTGGCGGTGGCGGTGCTGACAGTGGTGTTAATAGTTCTGGAGGATCTGCGGGTCAGTATGGTGTTGGAGGCAATGGCGTTAGCGCTGGGCATGGGGTTGCAGGAGGAAATGGTCTTGATACTACGAATATAATAACCCTCGGCATGGCTGGGTATGGCGTGGGAACAGGTGGAGTTCCTGTCTCAGGATCAGGTTCTGGTGGTGGTGGTGGCGGTGGCTATGGTGGAGTTGGAGGGGCTAATTATAGTGATGCTGGTGGTGGAGCTGGAGGCTATGGCAACACACAACTCACAATAGCTGGCGGCGGAGGCTTTGGGTACGGAGCAGGAAATACAGGAATGGGTGCTCACGGTTCTTTTGAAGACGGCTCCGTAAACTATAAAGGCGCTAACGGTATCATCATTATTTACTTTAACAAAACAGATGGAGGTACATTCACATGATAGTACAAGTAGTTGAAGGTTATGTACATTGGCTAACTCAATATGTTTCTTTGGATGATGTTCCCGATATGGAGCCTTCATACAAAGAACAATTCAAAGAAGCTCCTGACAATGTACATGAGAATTGGTTTTACAATTATGATACAGGAGAGTTTTCAGCTCCACCTATCCCTACTGGATGGGCTTATGATGCAAATGGAGTTCCTTATGCTGTGGACGTTGCAATCATTGCTGCAATACAAGCACAAGAAGCAACGTTTGCAACGAATGCTAAGCAACAAAGAATAGACACCAATAAAGATATCATCCAAGAAGCTGTTGATGCTTATACACTCCAACTAATAGAGGAGGGGCTGTTATGAGTACATTGGTTGAAAGCTTAAAAAGGCTTTATCTTGCAGGCAAAGTAACTATTGATAAACTTAACACTATGCTTTCACAAAACAAGATAACTCAGGAAGAATATGACTACATCATAGCGGGAGTGTGATAACTTATGAAAATAAGAGAGCGTGATGTTTATGGTGAGCTTTGCAAAGATTGTGTGGACACAGAAGCTAGAATCTTTGCAGAAAAAGTTAGGGCAGGAGAGCTAAAGATTGCAGATGTTCCTGACGAATTTAGAGAACAAGTCAGTATATTATTAATATAAAAGGAGCCGAAAGGCTCTTTTTACTAGGAGGGTAACGATGGAGCAAAGACCGTCATGGAGTGAGTACTTTATGAACATAGCAGACTTAACAAAGACTCGCTCAACTTGCATTAGAAGACAAATTGGAGCCGTAGCTGTAGTGGACAAAAGAATTATAACTACTGGCTATAATGGAGCGCCAAAAGGCTGCGCACACTGTTTAGATTTAGGATGTTTGAGAAATGAATTAGGCATACCATCAGGAGAACGACAAGAGATATGTAGGGCTGTTCATGCTGAGCAGAATGTTGTAGCTCAAGCAGCTTCTAATGGTCAAAGTCTTAAAGGTGCTACTTTGTATGTTACAGAAAAGCCTTGCATGATTTGTGCTAAGATTATTATAAACTCTGGCATAAATACTGTGATTTATAAAGGAAACTACCCAGACACCCTGTCTTTAGACATAATGCAAGAAGCTGGATTGCAATTGTTTAAAGTGGACTGATATAATAATTGAGGAGGGTGATGTTTTATGAATCCAGAAGCTGTCATAACAAGTAAGGATGTATTAAACTTCTTTGCTAATACTACTCTTGACAGGATAGTTCTCTTCATATTTTTTACTCTCATCGTCCTCATTCTTCTGAATGGGCGTAAGGACAGAAAAGAGTTCTCCAACAGCTGTAAGGGTCTTGAGGTTAGTGTAGGTAAGCTCTCCACAAGCATTACAAAAAGTCTAACTACTGACGAGGAGAAAGACAAGAAGTACATGCAAGAGTTTAAGAACTTGAATGTTACCCTGTCTAAACTGGACTCATCGATAAACCAGCTTAGAACTTCAATCGCAGGATTGCACAATTACTGCATGGGTAGGAACGGATTCCCAACACACCGGGAGGGGGACGAGTAAGATGTTCAAAGTATCCTCGATTGTTTCAAGCGTGGCAATGTTTTTATACATTTTATTCTGTATCTTTGCCGTTGAAGGTTCATGTATCTTTCTCGTGCTAGTTACTATGCCGTTAATCGGCATGGTAACTTTTGCTATAATCGCAACATTTCATCATATATTTTGTAGAGAAGATCACCGGCGAATAGAACATTGTCAAAATTCAATACAACAATGTGTTATTAAGATTCGAATGGTCAAATCTCTTACCACAACGAAGAGTGAGACTCACGTAATAGATTCGAATTATCAAATCCAAACAAAACCAGGAGGTTGATTAACATGCTAAAGATTTTATTGGACCCAGGACATGGTGGTAGCGAAACGGGCGCTGTGTTCAATGATTACACAGAGAAAGACTTGAATTTGCAATTAGCTTTACTACTAAGACCAGAGCTAGAACGATGCGGAATCACTGTAGCAATGACCCGCGACGCAGACATTGCTGTCTCTCTTTATGATAGAGGCATGATGGCTAAGAGTTTGGCGTGCAACGCACTTATATCCATTCACTTCAATGCAGACGATGAAGAATCTTCTGGACCAGAAATATGGTATTCGTTCTTGCCCCAAGTATCAGAATCTTCAAGGTGGATAGCTGAATGTATATTCAATGAGACCATCAAACTCGGTGGAGTTTCTTCCCGCGGTGTAAAGACTTACGAGAGCACTACTTATTCTGGACACAATTATTACGGAGTGCTAAGAAATGCAGAGCCAATAGCAGGAGTCATATGTGAAGGTTTGTTCTTAGACAATGCTAGCGATGTGGAGAGACTTAAAGAGCCAGACTTCTTGAAGAACTTAGCTATAGCTTACGCTAAAGGCATATGTTCTGCTTACGGCATAACTTATGTTCCAGATCACGATGTAAAAGAAGCAAGTATTCTTAAGCCAGTATTTCCTTTTAAAGATTGGGACACTATCTCTGAATATGCTCAAGAGTCTGTAAGAAAACTTAAAGATTTAGGCGTGTTCGTTGGAGACAAGGAAGGTAACTTCAACCCTAAGAACCCAATCACAAGGGAAGACTTAGCTACAGTTTTAGTAAAAATCTTAAACCTAGGAGGTAAATAATCATGAAAGATGTTCTTAATCAAGTTTTACCAGTCTTTATGCAAGCTATAGTCTCAATACTTGGAATATTGATTTCTATAATTGCGACGAAAGCCATGAGTTATCTGACAGCAAAGAAAGCAGAAGTTGTTGGAAAAATAGGGGCTGACCAGTACAATCTTAGCGTGTCTGTTGCTGAGTCTATCTTTTACGGAATTGAACAGCAAATGAAGACTGCATCAGGGACAGCGAAGAAAGACGAATTCAATAAACGTATTATGGCTAAGATACCAGGAATAACTAGTGATGATATTGACCATTTAAGAGAAGCTATCGTTGGAAAAGCTAAAGGATTAACTAAAATTATTACTGAACAAGTCCCCGTTCAAACTGTACAGCCTTGGCCTATACCTACAAGCCCGGGAACACCTTGGAACAATCCAATTATTTATGGGAATTCAGTGACACATCCTATAGCAAGTACTAATTCTACATCGACCACAACTACCACAACGGCCAATGAAGGGGTCGTATCTATAGATGCTAACTCTGGTGTTGTAACTTACGCAGACGAAATCCCTCCAGAGAATGCGAACAAAGACGTTTAAAGACAAAACAAAAAGAGCCCTAGTCGGGCTCTTTTATTATTACTCCGTTAGTGTCAACAATGATGAACTTAATTACATGGCATTTCACAACAAATTCCAAACAACATTCTTTACAAAAAAATCTTTTGCTCGCACTTCCACCCAAAAAACCAATAGTATCTTTCCTGTTGCAGTCGGGACATAGCATTCTGAATTTAACTTTAAGTCTATCCTTTGTTGCTGCCATTAATAATCATCCTCCTTAAGAAGAAAATCCGTTCAACATATCTAGTTGTGCACTCATCTGGTCAATACTTTTATTTAGCGTTACTGTTGTCTTGCTTTGCCTTTTTAAAGCATTGCTGTCTGTACAATGTACTCTGCTTTTGCCGAACTCGTCTCTTGCGTTGTAATAACGATTAAGAGCTTGTTTATGAAAGAACTTAGCATTAATGTCCATAATGTCTATAACTTTAGTAACCTTTTTACCGTGAGACTCTTTCATGAAGTCTGGAATATATCCAAGCAAATCTCCGTAGTCACAGTTTCTAGCACCTCTACCTATTCTTTGAATAAGTGTTATATCACTGTTCCCTGCACCACCAAGAACAACTCCTGAGATTATAGGGATATTTACTCCTGCATCAAAAATAGTTGAGCCTATCATTATTTTAAACTCACCTTTTCTAAATTCGGTAATTGCACTTTGTCTCATTTTGTCAGGAGTGTCTCCCCAGATAAACCGGATGTCGCCAAGAGGTATTCCGTTGTCTACAAACATTTCTCGTAGTCTGTGCCCATGATCTATGTGTTGTATGAGTACAAGAACGTGTCTACCTTCATTTAAAAGTTCAATGGTGGGAGTTACTATCATTGTTTGATTACGTTCTTCATTCTCGGTTATACAAGCTTTGTACATCTCTTGATAATTAAGATCAGCATCAAAATCATTATAAAGTCGTTGATTATAAGTTTTGTAAAGAATTTCTAATTCGCAAAGCCTACCTTTTTCAATTTGTTCCTCAGCAGTTGTCGTAAAAAGTATTGGTCCACTTCCTGCCATTAATTTTATAGTTGCTCCATCTGTTCTTCTTGGAGTTGCAGAAAGGAATATCCTATAAGGAGCTTTACATTCGTTGAGTACTTCATCCCAAGTTTCAGTTCCAACTGCTTGTGATTCATCAACCATTAAAAGTTTACACGTATTTCGGAGCCAATCAAGCAAAAACGGCTTAGTTTTCTCATCTTTTAGCCTTGCTGAGAGCGATTGTATCGTAGCGACCACTACAGGGGTGTCTAGAGGCAAGATGTTTTCCGAAGGTAACTTTACATTACCGAACCATCCATCTTTGATTGTAGAGCATCCTGTGAGACCAATTATTCCAGACTCAAATTCTTTTTTTGCATCATCAAGTAAAGTTTTCTTATTCGCAACAAAAAGAGCAGGAACTCCATGAGCAGCTACTAATCTCTTAGCAAGAATTGCTGTTTTGCCAAATCCTGTAGGTGCTTTACAGATTCCTCTTTTTCCTGAGACACATTTTAAAACTGCTTCAACTTGATCTGGATCTGGAATAAGTCCATCATCAACGACCCAACTAAATTGAGGTTTTGGATTTGTGTCATACATTTCCATAACTTTGAATTCGATGCCTTTTTGAATAAGAACAGATTTTACTTCACTAAGTAAGCCTGTGGGAAATGAACCATCAAATTTATGATATAAATTTATGTACCCATCCCACTTACCTGATTTATATTTTGCTGAATGCAAGGCCCCTTTGAAAAAATATCGGGTGACTGCTTCAATTTCTTTATAAGGTAATTCTTGTGAACCTTTCTTTAAAAAAGATGTAATAACTCCACACCTTATGTTTGCTGGTAAGAAACCTGTATCTGTTGGAGCTGTTACTCTGGCTCTCCATTCTTTGAAGGACTTATCTATGTATAACAATTTTTTGACTGGAATTAAAGCGATGTTTATCCAGTCAACTTTGTCTTCATGACAATACCAAGAACCTTGCCTATAAAAAACATCCGACCCTGCAAATATTTGCATTAGTTCGGAGTTTTCATCAGAATTATCAGGTTTTATTTCGATGTGCTTAAAATCAGTGTAACTTACGCTGATCACTAGTATCCTTACCACCCTTCTCTATTTTCTCGCCATTGATTAAGGATTCACCGATCTGCTTTAGAACATGACCTGCGGCATTAATTGTTGCAGTTATAACTATCTCTAAAAGTTCTGCTTTAAATTGTTTGCTCAATCTCGCCATTGTATATGACCTCCGCATCTTCTATATATATCTATTGTACACTATATATATAAAAAGTCAAGTTTAAATATAGAAGAGGGGAAACCCCTCTATATTTAAACGTTGTCAATGTTTCTAAAATCTATGTCCGATTCCTCTTGCAAATCGTTTTCTTCTGCGACAGTGTGTAATTTCTCATAAACATTTGATGCAGTCCGTTCAAGACCTTTCCAAACTACTAAGTAGAACAATGCCTTCATAGCCTTTTCAAGCATTTTGTGACACTCTCTTTTGATTACTTCTTTAAGACTGTCAGGTATCTTCAACCTGTTCACTTCCTTTCTCTCGTTGACACGAATAAAGATTCCATAGCGCCTTTGATGCAAGCTAAAATCATTTGATACATAAATATTTTTGCTCTTGCTTGTCCTTTGGTGAGCTTTTTCTTCTTTACTTTTTTACCTTCTCTTTTTGCTAAGTCGCATTCATCGATAGATTGAAGCATAGTCCAATTCGTGACATTCGCCTTACTTCTATTAGTAACTCTAGCTTTAGCTCTTTCGTCGAGTTTCTTAAATAGAGCTGATGTTGACTCACATGCTTTCTGGTCTAATGTTTCTACTTTAGTCATGTATGGACTTGTTGGATATGATTGATAAGGTTTGTACGTATTTGATGTATTGTACGTACTTGATGAAGAGCTTGTTGTCGTTGAAGTTGTTGTTTTTGATGGGATAGATGCTTGTTTCAATCCTTCTCCTGTTACTCCTTGACGTTCCATCGATACGAATACTCTGGCTTCTTCAATCTTCTTTATAGTTTCCGTGTTATCAATTATCTGCCCTTTAACTTCTTCGAGAGGAATATCTTCGTCCATTTCAGCAAAAGCTCCAGCTCTTATGCTGTCTAGTAAATTATCTGTAACTACTGTCATTTATTTCCCTCCCTCAGGAAGACGTTTGTACCAAGAACTTTTCTTTAAAATCGCTATTTTATCTTGGAACTTCTGGAATGCTAACCTCTTCTCATCATCATCTCCAGTTATGTCAGTATGCAATTTCTTAGACAACATTCTAAACGCTGCTTTGAAGCTTTGTTTTGTTGATACTTGCAAGTCTGGAAACTTTCTAAAAATTGCATCTATTCTTTTTTGCTCTTCCTCCCTCATCTTATCCAAGAAACTAAACCTGTTCTTTTTCCCCGTATCACGATTTACTTTTCTTTCAATGGCATACCTCATCTTTATGCTCATACCTACAAACACTGGCACCTTTAGCTTTGTGAGTTCATTGCCAAACAACGCATCAAAATCTCTTTCCTTAATATTATCGATTATGACTCTTTTCTTGAAGTTTCCTGAAGAATCTTTTGACTGAAGTTCTACGAAAGCGGACAAATTATTTTTAGCAAAGATATTCTTTATAAAGTCCTGCTCTTCTTCATCAAAGAAAAGATACTCAACTTTTTTAGTTATGAAGTATCTTTCTATTCTGGCCCTTAAAAATTTGTCCCTAAAGCTTGAAACCTTTTTGTCAAAATTCTTACATGCAAAGACATCATTTTTCTCCATTAATTCCTTTATAGAGAACTGTCTACCAACATCATCCTTGATGTCCTTTATTACTATTGCTGATTTGTGTGACAGGAATAGAAGAAGATCATCCTCGTTGTATGGCATAACTCTGGCTAGAGGTATCTTATTAATTCCTTCTGCTAACATCATTAACACGACTCTTTCCCTCCTTAGTAAATCAAAGAAAATGTATCACGATTTCGTGATACTCTCCTCGTTAGATTTTCAATCTCTGTTCTTCCAGATATAGATTATTGCCCTTGTAGATTGTACTAAAACTGCCCAAAAGCTTGACCCCATATTTTTTACTGTCATTGTTGCAATTTGTATGAGAAATCCGAAGAACGCCATTCCAAAAAACGTTGCTATCAACTTCCTAAAGAAAGACCAATTCAAAACTTCTTTAAAAATTCTTTTAACTATGCTCCACATTTCATTCTCACCCCCATATTACTTATACCTAAAAAGTTCATTAAAATAAGCAAGCACAAGGGATTTTGTGCTTGCTTATTTTATATGAATTCTTATTCAGCAGAGTCAGTGTCGTCTGATTCGACTGAATCATCTTCTTCTG